GGTGCGCTTCGTTGAATCAAACCTCCTAAACCTTCATCTCCAATATCATGCAAAGCACTATGCGCCTTGGAAGTATCAAATCCTAATGTGCGGCGAAACTCTTGAAGCGTTCCCATTGTGGTTATAAAAGGTTTTCTCTCAATGTTTCGCCCCAATTCTTCATGTAAATCCTGTATATTTGGAGAAATAACACGAATTGCCTTCATGTAATCTAAATGTTGTCTTGGTCCAGATACTGGTATGCTATGACGTTTTCCCCATTCTTCTAATACAGGAATATCAAAATACTCACCATTGTAAGAGACAAAGTATGCATTAGAATGTTGCTGTAAAAAATCTTGATAACGCTGAATAGCTTTTTCAATTTGCTCTCCATGTTGTTTTAGCATTTGCAACCCAGCTTCCATGTGATTCAAATACTGCGACATATTCGCAACTACTTTGCTGCTAATAATTTGATCGCTTTCATCTAACACTTGAGAAATTACTGCATTGTGTTTCAAATCAATTAAATTACCCTGTTCATCATAAATAAATTGTGCTCCAGTGTCACCGTTTGATAAATGAGAATAACGCATTAAGTTTACAAGTGTTTGTTTCTTCCATTCCTCTAAAGAATGAAAGCTGTATTTATCCGAACGCAATTGACGAATTGTTTTACGTATCTCATCTTCTAATTCTTTATCCGGTGCAATCAATTGAATGAAATTATTACCCGTAGCCACACGATTCAATCGTTCATCTTTTCGATATCCTTTCATTGCAATTTCAATCACACCAAATGGCGATTTTCGTTCCAAAGCATCTCCTAATGTTTCAATATCAAATGTAAAATACTCCGTTGCTTGAGTGAACTTTGTAAATTCTCTTAATACTCGTTGTGCATCGTTTACTTTGTTTGTTCGATGAAAAGTACGAAGATGGGAAAGTATTTTGCTTTCTTCTATCGGCAATACTTCCCCATCATAACGATTTAATAATGAAATTATTTTATTTACATTGCGCTCATATGCTTCATTTTCTTGTTTGTAATTTCGTTGCATTAAATAGAATTGTCCAATTAAGCGGAAATTCCCTTCTTTCGGAAGAACCATTGGAATTCCCGCTTGTTCTAATTGTTTTTGCGCTTCATACATATCCATTTATTCTCACATCCTTATGGAAGATATTTTTCCATATTGTATTTAAATTCATTTTCAATTTCTTGGCTTCGATCTTCCTCATAATGAATTGTAACATATGTTTCGTTGCCATAAGAAGGATGAACTAACACTTGCACATCATATAATCCTTGTCCTTGCATGATTTCTCGAATATTGCGCTCCACATCTTTATAACCACGAAATGTTGCAGAAGTAGCATGGATATCTTCATATGGCAAGTCTGGAACATATTGAGCTGCTTCTACATCATCAGGCCAATAATTAAAGTCACTTAGATCCAATCCATATTGTTGCACGACTTTTAATTTAATGTCTTCCAGACTAAATTCTGGTCTCCATCCCGGCCAATCTGGACCTGGAATATTATATTTTCGTGCATAATATTCAATTGGTTTTTGAGGCTCTAATCCATATCCCCAAAGAGCCTTATAAATACGTCTTTGGTTTTCTGGAACCAATTCTAGAATCTTTTCTCGTTCTTCTTCGGTAGCATTAACGAATTCGTTAAAGAACCACTTATCTTTATACGGCAATGCCGCAATGATTTTCATTCGGTCTTCAAAAGGATCAATTGCATATAGTGTTGTATCTCGTTGTTCTTTATAATACAAAGCTTGTGCGACTGGTGCAGGAAGAATCAATGTATCCCATTCTTTTGATATCTCTTCAAGTTCTTTATTGATTTCTTTCCTGCGCTCTTCCCAACCTTTTGGCTGATTCAAATACAACCAACGTTTTTCTGCTTCTAATCGCTGTCTTCTTTCTTTGGTTTCTTGTTCTTTTTCTTCGATGTATTGGATTAATTTATCAGCGTCATATCCCATGTGACGCAGCTCTTCTTTTGCCTTCTCATACAAACCAGAGAATTTCAAATACTTGAGTATGTCGAAATACTCATTAATCTCATGTTCAATTCTTCTTCGTTCTGGGATCCATCGCTCTCCAGTGATTGCTTTATACAATTGTCCATATAGATTTAACAATAAGCCCGTAGCGGCTCCTAAATATACTCCATATTTTGTATTTTTTCCTCCACCTAAAATAATACGACCAATAAAGAAACCTACCCCTGCTCCACTCATCGTAGCCATTAATGGATTATCATTCCCTTTCATTCTATCTAGAGCAGGAATTAAATAATCACTAATACCAAAATTCTCCCATGTTCCAAAATCTTTTCCATAAATTTGATCACGCTCATATTCTTCTAAAGCTGTACGTACTTGAAGAAATTTTGTATTCAATGCAGATTCAAAATGGGCAATGGATTCCCATCTAGAACCTTTCGCAATTTCTTCTGGTGTAAATCGTGCCCAAACACCAGCAGGTGAAGCATCATTCACATTTTCTTTCATTTCTCCTCGTTCAATTAATTGACGGTTTAAACTTTCCAATCCACGGAATACAACAGCTCGCATCGTTCCGTATGTGTCATCTGCTATACGCTGATTTGGATCTTTTGCTACGCCAATGACAATTTTATCGCCTTCTTGGAAGTATTGTTGCAAGACTCCTTCTGCTTTAACTCGTGTATCTACCCCGGCTAATCGGATTGGTGTATCTCCAAATTCTTCGGTTAAGAATGTATAATCATCTAAAAATTTCGTGACGGTTACTTCATATTTTTCTAATTCTGCATCTTTAAAAATGTATTCTTGGAATTCATATTTCTTTTTGCGTTTGGCGACTTGTCGTTTAATTTCTGCTGCTTCTTTTCGTAATTCTGGATCTTCAATGTATTTTGTTACATAGTCTCTCCAGAACTTATATTCCTCTGACCATGGAGCAACATCTGCTAAAATTTTGAATCGATCAAAAGCGCCATACATGCCAAATTGGTCAGGATGCAGTTCATTTAACGCTTCATAAGCTGGACCAGGCAAACGATATTCACCATATGGAATTTTTGAGTATGGGTCTCCGATTTGGAAGTTAATAAAATAATCAGCCCCAGGCAACCAATCCGGCATTGTATTCCGAATTGGATTATATCCCTCTAATTGTGCGCTATCACTGCGAATAAAACGGCGGAAAATCTCTGAGAACTCTCCACCTAATGAACCTAATTGCATCTCCCAAAAAGCATTCGAAGCATTATACGCTTTATCCGCTTTTTCTATAACCATTTGTCCTGTATATGGATTACGTTGTAAAAATTCGTCCATTAACAACCAGTTATAAATACCATGTGGCTCTAACCAGTTGCTTGCAAATTCTTGCGCTCTCCACTCCATGCTTCGTGGATCATTCAACTCCATTAATTTTCTGCGATCCACATTTTTTTGATACTCATATACCGGTGCGTATAAATCTCTTGGTTTGGTTTTAATTTTCACATCTTCTGGTGGTTTACTTTCCGCTGCTCTTGCAACTGAAAATGCTTCATCAATTGTTCGATATTCTCCTTGCATGCGAGCTGGCATATAAATGGCTTCTTCTGATTCTGTGTCGTAAATAATGACATCTCCTGTTGGTTCTCCTGTTTCAGCATTTTGCCGAGGTATTAATATATATTGCTTTGGTGGTGGAGTATCGTTTTCCACATATGGTGCTAATTTTTGTTCTATGACTTGTTGTGCCTCTGGATTTAATTCATCCTCTGAAATTAATATTGGTGCTTCTTGATTGACTTCATAACCGCCATATGCTTCTGGTGATGCATACACATTGTATTCTACTCGACCACTAGGAGAAATGCGTGTTATAACCGGTGAATCAGGACGCTCTCCATATTGTTCTGTTTGCTCTTGTACGAGTATTGGATCTCCCCAATATTCCATATGCATTTGTCGCACAGGCTTGATAAGATTTCCTATAATCAAATTACCTAGATCGCCAAGTAATGGCGTATTTGGATTAAATAATTCTCCTGTTAATAAATATGGCCGATCATAATAATGTTTTCGTTCAAACCAATATAGATCCGCCATTCCAAGCAAATGTTTTAATCCAAACCAGTTTTCAATTGTTGGAAATAACGTATTCGTCCATACTTCTTCTCCACTTCCAATGACATCAGTATATTTCCAATCACTATGAGCAAGGCGATAACTATTAGGCGCATATTGAATGACACGATCTCCACGATAAGCGCTTTTTGATCCAAATGCCCACCATCTGCCTTTGCGGATTTCTTCTACACCTTCAGTAATATCTTCATAAGTTTCTTCTACGCCCATTGTGTCTTCTTTATGAATGGATGCGTATCCCGTTCCTGAAATAGTTCCTGCAATAAGATTGAATAAATCACCAGGACCTACTTCTCCGATCATTGGAATATAGAAGGATGGAGCATCATCAAAATGTTCAATTCCAGGGCGCAACATACGTTCCCTTTGCAATTCTTCCAATGTTCCAAACTGCTCACGAGCTACTGCTTCTTCTAAGCGGCGATACGCTTTATAGTTTTCCCAACGTTCTGTAATTCCGACACCAGTATATTTATCCACTTCATAATCAATATATTTATAAGCAGTAACACCTGCAAATACCGGAAAAATTCGTTTCAAGAACAGTGAACTCATTAATTGCAACGGACTTCCCATAGAAGCATCTGAAAATCCTAATCCCACATTTGCTAATGCATCTTGGAGACGATACCATGGATAATAACTTACAAAGATCGATAAAGTCGTTACATCTTCCATGTTTCGTCTTCCTGTAAAGAAACTTAATTGTTTTGCCTTGTCTGGAAAATCAGTGAAAAATTCATTAATTCGTCCGAGCAATGTATGAGAACTAAACGCTTTGTTTACTGCAATGTACTCATCACGAATTAAGTTTTCGATGATCTGACTTTTATGAGATTGCCAAATAGGATGAGTGGATTTTATCATCTCTTCTACACTGCGTTGAAATTGTTGTTCTGCTTCTCCCTTTCCTCTAAATAACGCTGTCAAGTTTGATAAAGCCACTTCTTCATTGCTGTAAATTGGTTTGGCTGCTTGTTGGAACATATAATAGCTAATAAGCCATTCAGCTTTTTGCGCATCTGCTTTTAAAATGTCGCCGGATTGTCTCCATTGTGAAATCATATTTCGAAGATTTAGCAGTGCCTTTTCTTCACCAATAACGCCAGCCGGCTTAATTTGTACCATTTGACGAATTAATTCTAATCCTACTTGTTGGCGAATAATATCCATTCCGGTTTGTACTCGAACATTACCGCCAATGAATGGATTAGTTTCCCCAATTGGATATTCCCGTCCTAAAAATTCATCTGGATTTCGTTCATATTTGTTATATGTTCGATACAAATCCCAGTTAGCTGGTTTCTTTCTCCCAATAACTTCACCTTCACTATTAAAGCGATATGCGTTATTCATGTGCAATTCTTTAAACAGTTTTAAGATATCTTCATCTCTTGAAAAGTTAATTTGATTCTTTTCGATAAATTCTTGGAGATATTCCGGTAAATATGACTTGATTTTATACAAAACACGAGGAGAAAAGCCCTCCGTAAAGTGTTTGAAATATTTATCCATTTCATAATATGCATCTTTATTTTCTACACCTTTTCGAAAGGCCTGTTTAAATATATTACGTTCCCATTCTTTATCAAAAAACTTTGTGATCACACTTAAATATTCACGTAGCTCAGAATCTTTACTTTGATTACCAATATCGAATAACTCAAATAATTTATTGCGCTCTTTTGGTTCTGTCATTAACTCGCCAATATGACGAGTAATTTTTCCAACCGTACCAAAGCGTGCAGAGGTTAAATACATATCTCTTTTTGGGTTCAAAATTGTCAATGGAGCATCTTCATTTATTGTTTTATCATCAAACAAACGAACAAATTTACCATTTACATATACAACTGGCTGACGCAATGGTTCCTTATGATGAATTCCCATATGTGCATTTAATACTGGCTGAATGGTTCCTCTTTCAAATATACGAAAACTGACACGTTCTCGTGCTAAACGCACATTCAATGCATCTCGAATATGCATTAATCCACCTGGAAGCGTATCAGCAAACCATTTCATGAATCCTCGATTTATGTCACTAAATACTTGATAATCGATTAATTGCATTTCTCCATTGACAGTTCGAATATATAAATTTTCATCGAAAATAGCTTCTTTAAATTTTTTATTGTATTTCAACACATCTTGAATTTGCACATGCAATTCTGTGTTAAGTTGAATTTTTCCTTTTTCATGCAACTCTAGAATATCCCCTACTGTTGCTTGACGATGGCCAACAATAAGAGATTTAATTTCACCATTTCTTCTTGCAATATCCTGCATTTGTTTAGCAGTAAATTCTCGTAATTTTCGTTGTACTCCTTCAACCCATGCTTTTCCTTCTTCAGTTTTTATAAATTGTGTTCTTCTATGTCGATCTCGAATTTCTAATACTGTTTTAATTGCATCATTATTACGAACACCAGAAGAACGAAGCAATGCATTAATCTCGGATTTTGTTCCATATTTCAATATCTGAAAATCCCCACGCCCTAATGCATCTTCAATTTGATTCGCTATATCTTTCGTCAATGCATGTTTTCGAATATCTTTCATTATCGCTTCAAAACGTAATCCTTCTTCAATATGCAAAGGGATTTCTGTCTCTAATAAATTTTGTCGTTGCCGCAATATCCGTTGAATATCAAATTCTCTTCGAGACAAAATATCTTTCTGTTTATATTCAGATAATAATTGTTGCTTTCGTTGTTGGTACCGATCCTTAATGCTCTTTAATCGCCGCATAGATACTTCTTTTCGCAATGCTGGTTCTTCATCTAATACTTCTTTAATAGACTGTAATGAAATACGTGCTTCTTCATCTAAAAATTGAGCTATTTTACGCATTGCTCCTGTTCGATGACCTAACGCCAACAATCCTGCAGCAGCAATAGCAGCAAGTCCTGCTTTTTGATACAGTGGCATTTCTTGTCGTTCTTCTTCATTTGCTAAAAATCGACGATAAGCATAATCAGAACTCTCATCTTTTTTATAGTATTGCAACCCTTGCATGAATATCCCACTCTTTCCCTTCAAGGATTTCTAAAGACCGAACAAAATAAATAGCCCAACATGTCTGAATACAATCTTGTCCAGCACCATATGATCGATTTACTCGTGGATCATACATGATACTATTTATACATTCCCAAAATTTAAACATCAGTCAAAATCTCCCCATAATTCTTCTTCATGTTTAAACCAAGATAGTTCTGGGAACACTTCATCCATGTTATTTCCTTGCCAGTTAATTTTTCTTCCGTGTTTTGCTTCATTTTCTGCTAACATGGCCAATACTTCTTGTTCTGCTAATTTATTTGGATCTTTTGGTGTAGAAGCAGATGATGATTGAGAGGTCTGAGTATTGGCTGATTCTTTTGTAAATGTGTATTGATATGATGATGGTGATGGCTGTGCTGCAGATGCCGGCACAATTGGCACTCCTCTGAGATTCATTAAAATCCATTCAGCTCGTGATAAGTAATACATTAGTTTTCGAACCGACCAACTTTGTATTTCTTCTAGTGAAAATTCTGGAAAAGCCTCATGAATAATGCAATCCGCTTGATAATCTAAAATATTCATTTCTTGACGATATTCTTCTAATAATTGTTCCGCTTGCTTGTTATGTAATCCAGATGCATCAATAATAGCATTAGATAATACTTCTGCAATCCCCGCTAAACCTTGTGAGAAATCATAATCTTTTGGGTATAACACTGCTTCTTTGCAAATTCGCTCCTGAAAATCACATAACTCCAAGTTTTCTTCTAACAATCGTTTATACTCTTCTCTCCCAATAGCACGAAATATAAACATGTAACAAAATTCTTCTTCCTCATCGGCAATTGTCAATTGATACAGTTCAGGATATTTTCGTCTCCATCGTAAGATTTGTCGCTGCAATTGTTCTGGTGTCATATACATCCCCTCTATACAAATAAAAGCAGAACCATGTTCTGCTTACAATTTAATTGGTGCTGTTTTTGCTATAAACCCTGATTTATCCATAATCATCTCAGTTAATAAACTTGGAATACCTGCTCGTCCGTTTTCTGTGTATTTTTTGCACGAAAAATCATATGGGAATAACACACACTTATCAGCAATAATTTCTTCACGATCTAACATTGTTAAATCCTGATTACGGACAATTTCTCGATATTCTGGCCGAGATAATGTACGCCAAATAACAATCAAATCTTCAAATGGAGTAAAATACACTTGACCATATTTTTCTTTCCATGCTTCTACTTCTTTTCTAGTTGGACCATTTGCAAATACTGGAGATTCCCACTCTTCTTTTGTATACATTTCGCCACTTGGTGCTTGAATCATTTCTGGCTCATCTACTGCATGCTCTTGTGCATCTGGCTTCTCTATATCTTCTGTTTCTGTTGGATCACATACATCTCTTGGTGCCTCAAGATCTACTTTTTTCCATGCTTGTTTATTTTCATCATATTCATATAAATTTGGTTTCTCGTAAGATATTGGTTTCTCAATTTTTTCTTGCTCATAAAACAGATCTAATTGCTCATCTTTCCGTGACATAACTCTTCCCCTTCCTGATACAATATTGAATAATTACGTATTGTGTTACATTAATATTATAATCCTTTTTATTTCATAATTGAAGCCCCATTAATATCTCTCGCAATAAAGGTATATACTTCTTGGATCGGTGCTCCTTGATCGCTAGTAGATGCCCGTTTCGAAAAACCTGTAATTTGAATGCCATTAATGCTTTCTACAGTAAGTGATGGCATTCGTCTATTAGGGTCTTTCGAACTGTATACTTTACGTTGCTCATTCATAATTGTTTCTTCTACTGGACCATAATGAATACGAATATCCAATCCTAATGGATTATTTTTTTGAAAATATGGTGATCTCCAATTACTTAGGTACTTCCCTTCTTCATCAGTTAATTCGCCCCATATAGCTTTCTCATATTCCTCTGCAATTTGCTCAAAACTCTCTTTCCCATACAATTTTAAAATCTGATCCAGTTTTAGTTTTTGATAATATTTCGGATCAATGACTTGCTTTTTATTTCCTGTTTCCAAAGCATATTGGATAGCTTCTGCATGTTCTAATATTTGTTGTAAATAACCGGTAGATGTAAAATTGATGGAGAATTGTCCACGAACAATCCGTTGTCCTCTAGCAACTGTATCAAATGTATATGAGCTATAACCATAAATCGGTAAAACTTGTTCTTCTAACACAAAATCAATACTAGTAACTTCATCAACCCAAATGTCGCCAATATAAAGATGCACATCTGCGCCTGAAAAATACTCATTTGAATAAATCTCATATTCTACACGAGTGTCTTGACGATGATATGGATCTCTACGAGGAAAAGGTTGATATCTTGACCAGGCGTTGTTGTAATTATGAAACATTACTCGTGCCAACGATATTCACCTCTTATATAAACTGATGTTTTGTGGCTATTTTTGATAGCGGATCAATATCTAATGCATAAAATTCATATACGTTTTGTGTCATGATCTCATCTACACTCATTACTTTTCCTTCTGTATACGTTGTCACGCCGTATAATGTTAGCATGGATTGAGATCCATATTCGTTAGCCATCGTAATAGTAATATCAAATAACGGCATTTCATCCATTAAAATACGATATCCTTGTTTTCTTAGTTCTTCCATGCAACGATAAACAATGCTCTCATCAAATACAGTAAATGTTAAAATACCAGAGATCGTTCTCATGCCACGAGTATACCCTTTCATACTAATACGCCCTAATGAACGCACCGGTACTTTTTCTCGATAAATGGAATAAGAAATACTCGATAATTCCCCGAACACAATTGGCCCTTTTCCCGGAATGTTAATCGTACAAACCATATCCGTTCCAGAATAACTAGACTGAGGGCGCAAATAATGATAACCGACATCTTTAGGTTTTGAATGAAATGTGCGTGTAGGGTATTGTTTTTCAAATTCTATTTGTGTCTCTTCTTCTTTGAGAGGGCGCAGATCAGCAGGCTTCCATATTGGTATGTTCTGTATGTCTTCCCCTTTACGTATTAATTCTTGTTTGACTTTTTCTTTTTCTTGCTGAATATCACGTAAAAGCTCACGATAACGTCTTTGATCATTTTCTGGCATAGATAAGCGAGAAGCATAATCTGTTATTTCTCTTTCAATCCATACAAGATATCCGTAATAATCATTTGTTTTTAACTCATAATACAACAATTGAAAAATTCCTTTAATGGTCCATATTTCATCCAACATATCTATGTGTTGCATCATATAACGAGCAGCACTTAACAATCTTCGTTTGATTTGACTTCTTTGCATATCTGATGCAGTAATATTCTTTAACATTTCACTTTTAGCAAATTGAATCAATAATTTTGCAATGAACATATATAATTCACTCATATATTCTTCTTCCCTTCTTGAAAAAATTGGACAGCTAAATACGCTGTCCAATTCTTGTTTCTTATATAGTCACCCTTACGGCTTATTTCTTATATGATTAATGCTCCGCCTACTGGTTTATTATCTTGGACAGGGCTACCGCTTGCTCGACCCTCTAAGCGCAAATTACCTTTACGTTCAACTGGTTTAATCTTTCTAGCAACAAATGTATATGCTTTTGCTGTTACAACATCATCCACAGAGAATCCAGATCCCTCATTTAAAATTTGAACTCCGTAGATTTCCATTCCTGCACGTTGCCCAAACTCGTTAGCCATTGTAATAGTTACATTGAATGGCATCAACTGATCGGCGTATTCAGGGAGGAAAAAGTCTGTTAAATTATCAGGATTAAATGTATTCGTAGCACCATATCCAAGTTCTGTCATTTTTTCATCCCATGTTTCAATACCATAACCAGTAGTCGTCCCACGAGTTGCTTTTAATCCATTCAAAATTTGCATCTCTAACCCCATGTTGCCATTCATGCCTATGCCATTCGCATTGGCAATGAATGTTTGATAACCTAGCAATTGCGGAGCTTTATTATCGTAATTCTTTCTCATTTCTTCAAGCAATGCATCTCGGTCGAATTGAACAAATACTAGAGATCCACTAATTCCACGTTTTCCACGGCTAAAGCTGCGTGGGTCTGGAGATCCCATCGTGTAAATTGGAGCCACTTCACGAGAAATACTATACGTAATAGCTTGTAATTCTCCAATCACACGACCATTAAATGTAGCTACGATGTCAGCACCAGAGAAACTCGAAAATGTGCGAGTATATTCTTCTTGTTGAATCATGCTACTTCACCTCTTTGTTTTTTATTAGCGGAGGAAAGACCCCTCCGCTGGTTTGTGGTGTTATAAGCTAGCTCGCAAAGATACGCTTGCAAAAATCTTGCGAGTTTCAAATTGAGGCACAAGTTCTAATGTGATGAAGGCATTTCCAATTACACGTTCTTTAGCACTTGTGAAAATCGAGAAGCGGAAGTCTTGTAATACACCAAGCTCTTTCAATCTATCTAATCCAGCTTGAATTTCCGTTGCTAAAGAGTTACGTTGTGCTAATCCATTCGGCATACCAATGAATGGATCTGCCTTACGACGCACAAGCTGTACAGTTGCATGCACAATGCGAACTGTTGATAAGCGTTGATAATCCGAAGTCGGAAGTGCCGCTGTTACACCATCTTTAACAACTACACGGCGAGTACCATTCAAGTTAATTTTTTCTTCGAATGTTACATATCGTGCTCCAGCCAATTGATTATGTTGTGCTTCTGATAAATGATAACGAAGCCCTTGAACTGGAACCGGTTGGTTAGTTGTAGAAACTTCTGGATTTAATGTGGAGATTAAACCTGCATAAACCGGTGCTCCATCTGTTACATACGTACCAATTTTGTCATTTGCTAGCCCAACTTCTGGGCCAAAAACTACGTTGACGTATCGACCAATATCCATTGGTTCTCCATCATCATTCAAGATCAATTCTCCAGTTGCTTCATTATACATGTAATGTTCATTCATACCTGGAGCTGTTAATTCATCAATATAAGCTTGAATGTCTAATAGTGTTGCATTTTTTACAGGAGCTACACTAATGACACCGATTGTTTCCCATGTTTTTGCAGTAACAATTGCACAGTGTTGTGCCAATTGCGTAGCAAAATTACGTGTTGGATCTTCAACAATTTCGATTTCTCCTGTTTGTTCGTTTTTTACTTCACGACCAATTGGTGTATTAGCATACGCTTCTGCCATAATAATGATATCTACTGCATAGTTTTCTAGTTTATTATAGATACCTTGTTTCACTAACTCATATTCATCAATTGTTCCAGGAACTAATTCATAAACTCCACCTAGTTCCTCATAAAGTTCTTTCATGCTTTTTAGGCTTGTCACATCAAAGAATCCGTCTGTTCCAAGCCATGGATAATAATCTGGATCATTGACTGGTTTTGTATCATCTTTCAATAACTCATATTCACCAGTTGCAGGGTTTTTCCATTCTCCTAAGAATACTGGACGATCTGTTGGCAATAATCCTTGCACCGGAATATCACCAGCACCATCTGGAACAGACAATTGTACAACATTGTTGCGTGGGTCATTGTTAACGTAGTTTGCAAATTCTCTTAATGTACGAATACCACGCAATTCACGAGTCCGATATTCTAGTGCGTAATCACGATTAGAAGTCCGTTTATCTTCTGGTTTAATAAATGCAATGATTTTTTCTTTTCCGGAAGGATCTTCTGGCGTAATATCTTCCCGGACTTCTACTTGCACACCATACAACGTATTTGGATCATACACATTTTTAATTCCACCGTACAAGCTTCCTGGATATTTACCTTCTACAATCAACATTGGATTATCAACAGAAGCTTCATTTGTTTTATACAATGCATATAATTTTACTCCAATTGGAGTGGCACCAGCAGATATAATTATTTTTGCTTTTTCTTTACTTCCTGCTGCTGGGAAAATCATTGTATAATGCCCATTTGGATTACTTGCGTCTTTTGGTTGTAAATCATATTGATTACCATTTAACTCATAATATACTCGGAATGCGTCTGGCTGTGGAACGTAATTCAATTCATAAGTCGTATCTGCACCAGGAACATCATAAGTTTGAACCGTATTCATCATCACTTCATCATAATAGAAATAGTCTGCTACTACTGTCACAGAAGATGTTAATGCTGGATACACGCCATTTGTTACTTCTTGCTGATATGCACTTGTAAAACGAATACCACCTTGTTCATATTCTTTTGCTGTATAGTCTTGTGTTAATTCATCCGTAACAGCAGGATCTCCTTTACCTGGTCGCCATAAATATTGACCATTTGCATTCATTTGTGGAATAGAAATACCATTTACGTACACATTGATCGTGTGTCCAGCAGCAACGTTATCAGACCAAAAACCATGTACACTAGAGAAATAGTTTGTTTGTGTAGGGTCTTGCGTGAGAACACCATCTGTATCACTGCGCATTACTTCATGATAATTGCGTTTACTATAATTGATTTTCACTTCTAATTTATTGCCAGGACGGAATTTATCGGCAGCGAAATGAATAGTTTCTGAACCAGGTGTTGTATCTAAATTCAAAATGACATTGTTAATAGAGCTACCAGTATATTCCCTCAAAATTGTTGAATCATCTTTTAATTCACGAATATATTCAATTGCATTGCTATTAATGCGTGTATCTGGTTCTAAATTCAATGCTTTTGAGAAAGCCACATTACCTTTAGATAGACCTAAAAACTGAGTGAGTTCTGTTGCAATGTCTTGCGCATGTAATTCTGTTTTTGCACGACGACCAGAAATACGAAGCAATCGCACATCTTCATTGCCAGTTCGCAATACTTCATACATTTTACGCACTAAAGTACCCTTATGCGGCACTTTTACGGTTTTCTTAATTCTTTCACCTGTATTTGGATCTACCTCTCCTGTTTCAATTTCTTCTTTCTTCAACATACCACCAAATAATTTTTCTGCAGCTTTTGGACCACCAATAGCTTGTACACTTACTGGTTCTCCTACTGGCCCATCAATTGCTGTGCCAATAATTAAAACAGATTGTGTTGTCGCCTGCAAATTTTGTTGATTCGAAAATAAGTTACCATCTTCATATTCTACTTTTACACCAGGCAAGTTTGGATATTTATCAATAATTGCGTTTGCCATTAGTAATCCTCCTCTTCATTTGGATTTTCTGATGTATGCATAATATTGGCTTGAACAGCCAAATCGTGTATTTGATTTAAGAAACGAGGCACTACTCTCTCTAATCGCATTTGATATTGAAGTGTTCTTACTGCAACAGGATATCTTTCTTTTGTGATCAACTCATCTTCTTCTTGTGAGTAAAATTGGATATTTTGCACTCCACTTTTCTTAAAAAAACCAGTATACATATAAAGAAAATCTTCAAATTCAACAACTAATTCATCTGCTTCCTCCTGACTTAATGAATAAATTTTAAATTCCACCCATACATCAAAAATTTGTCCATATAATTCAACAAATTGATCCGGTGCATATGGATGGCGAATAACATCTCGAAAACGAGGTTTATAATCTTTGAAACTTGGATTAATAACTCGTTTTAATAATCGATATGTGATTAGCGGATATTTTACATCCTCATCAACAGGAAATTGTCGGACAATATCTCCTTTCTTGCCCGCACTTTTCCATAATTTCCGCAACACATCTACAAATTGCAAAAATGTGATAGGCCGTTCAGATCGTAGTCGATCATCCAAATATGGATCCTGAATTTTCATACTCTCTCACCCAATTAACGCTTAATGCGAACTTGTGTGTGTGCAATCATTTTTTCTGTAGTGAAAACAGGGACAATCTCTAATTCCACATAGATAGATCCTTCTAAATAAGCGGAGACAATACTAAATGCGTACTCACGTATAATTTCTTTTTGACGATATTCATCTAAAATTGAAATCAATAATTCCTGAATCTCTTGTCCTTGAATAGATATTCCAGTGCGGCCCACAAAAGAAGATAATGTACTAGAAACATCCAAGATTACCGATTGAGCAATTCTGAAATTCGCTATATTTTTATGGACTCCCGGTGTATGAACGGCGCAAGGACAAGTAGCACAAACAACTCCTTTTTTAAAACTAGACCGGAAAGAAACAATCCCTATTTTTTCCAAATACAGAATTTCTCTTTTATTAAATTCCTGTTTTAGTTGAACATTGATTTTTTTATTCATTGGACTTGTACCAATATCTAATGAAGCGATTACTCCTGAATAAACTGCTCCTGCTTTATGATCTTGAAATTGATCAACAACAATAGATAAATATTTTCCGTCTTCTTCGATATGAAACAAAGAATCAAAAGTAAATGACTTAATTAGTTGCTCTATTGATTCCAATTCTGTGATATTCTTAAATGGCATTAAATCAAAAATGCCATGAACTAATATTCCTTGCTGCTCTTTTTCATGCGCAAATTCAATAAATGACAAAATATCCTCTGTATTTTCTCCAAATCGAATAGTATCACAATACAACAAATCAAACTCATAGGTCTTTAAATAATCTAATGCGGAAACAAATCCATACTTATCAATCCGCATCAAATAAACCTCTAAATTTGGATCAAATAATAATGCATCTTTTTGACGTTCTAGAAGTGGGCCAGATTGAAAGTAAGATTGCGCCACAAAAGTATTAGGAGCATATACTGGCTCATAATATGGTCCATTATCGGCTTCTCCCATAATGATTAATCGCTTTCCTGTCGGTGCCTGGGATAATAAATAAATGGAGTCGTGTTGTTGATACTCAATGTGTGGAGAGGGCATCATCGTCATTCGCTCCTTTCGGTGTATAACGACAATACACCTGATAAAACTCAACCCTTCCTTGATCCCCTAATTTGGGCTCCACAACACTAATAAACAATTTTTCTTTAATATTCACCGGTATTCCATTTTTCCAATCTACTTCTAAGATTAAGTCCCCTTCTTTGGGATGTGCGTCATATTCCATGTAATACACATAAGCTTTTAAAGTCACATTGCCTTTTTCTGTTAGTTTATTTACTCCAATTAGAGTTTCGGGGACAGAACTAATAACTCTCCTTACCTTAACTTTTCTGAAAGTGACATAAAATGAAGTGCCAAAACATTTAGGGCAATTAGGATCTGCTGATTCCCCACTGCGTTCTGAATAACAAGAGCATCGAAAACGCCTATCTTTTTCCACATACACAACATCATGCCCATACTGTTGCAAGATAGACTTTAGCAATTTTCGTATATCCATTAAATATCCCTACTTTCTGGACTAGGAGAACTACTTCTTGTAACTGCCGTAATTGGCTTAGCATATCCTCTAGCATTTCTACCCATTAAAGCATCCATCCAATATTTCCAATCTCGTTCAATATTAGAAAGCAATGCTTGAATCATATCCAAAACATTGTTTTGTTCATTGGAACCGTTTGATGAATCACCAAATTGTACTTCAAAATCCCCTAACTTGAAGCCATTTTCCATCTGCTCGTTGGATGGATTAGTGTGTCTTTCAATTACTTTGATTAACAAATGATTTAATAAATTCTTAGCTGCTTCATATACACTAAATTTCGCTGCTGGAAAATATGCATCATCCCGATCTGTTAATAATTGAAAACGTGAATTATTGGCATCTGGAATTCTCTTTAATAATTGATGCACTTTTTGTCCAGCATCTCGCAATGCCGCATACATTTCATCTAATGTAAAATAAGAATACAATCGAGAAAGAATAGATCTTAACTCTAGAGGCGTTGCATATAATGGGCTGTATTCAGAAGTAAATTGAATTACTTGTGTTTGCGATAAAGACTTTCCGGTTACTGACTGGATACTTTTATCTAAAACTAATGTATAAGTGCGATTATAAGCGACACTTTCTTTTGGTGTAATCGTAATTGTATTACCATTTACCTGAATATCTACTGGTATCTGAAATTCTGGAGGCATTATCATAATATCAGTATCCGTTTCTAATATTTCATCTTGTACATCTTCATTTGAACCGGAATCATGTTCTGTATTTGAGTTAGAGTATAAAGAGAATGTCTCCTCTATAGTATGTGTAACGCCTTGCACTATTACTTCATATCGCAAAATATATTGCCCATCTGGCCAATTCGAAGGAATTTCGTACACATAAGTATATCTATTGCCTCCATCTACTGTATTTAGTGTAACATTATCCATGTTTTGAACGCCATCTGTGCCATAATACCCAATAGCCACTGTAGGTGTGCTATCCACAGAAATTGGCATATTTTTTTTATCTATTGTCAATAATTCTAAAAATATCTTTGAATTTTTATGAAATTCTCCTAAATCTTTCACGTATACCACCTGCTTTAGAGACGGTCATTTAATTTTTTTCTTCAGTGATATAACAGCTTTGTGAAGTCACACTATTCGGATCCAACGGCTCATTGAATTCAACAATAATTTTTTGTAATTTGGCCACAGGGAAATGTGAAGAACGATGTTTTGGAGAACTAGAAACGATACGTAATTTTTCTGAACTCGATTGATTTTGTTGAGAGAAATATTGTTTAAGTACTGTTAATTGTGAATTTTGCTCAATTCTCGTATTCGTTCGAATAGGAAAATTTGTTTCTGGTGGTTTTTGAGAATCATTAATATTTACATAAAATTGAATTACATCAGAAAATGCGCTTTTGGTTCCATCTTCAGCGATAGCTCGAATTCGAGCATAATATCTTCCTCGTTCATATTTCACATCTGGCTTTACACTGGTGCCAAATATTAATTGTGAAGAAGGTGGCCAAGTCACATTATGAAACGTATTAGTTGAAGATATCTGTAATTCATAAGCATAAGCATGTTCTACTGCACTCCATGTAAAAGTAGGTTTTTCTGTCACTTCAGATAAATGAGTAGGTGTTAGTAATACAGGAGGTTTAATGCCATCTACATCTTTGGTAAAAAACTCAATTTGATAACTTTCTGGCATGTATCTTCCTATAATATCTCGAATCCCTTTTTCTCCGCCTACTAATTGCAATTGATAATGCATTCGTGGAGATAGTGATTCTCTAGGCTTTATGATTAATGTTCGACTTCGGTATTCATATCGAATAGAAACTGGTTTTTGTTCGGTAACATTCCATAACACAATATGTTCCTCTCTTAATAATTGACTATTCAAGTCCACCATAAAATCGACTCGAATATCTGTATCACAAGCAACATCTTCACTTAAATGTCTAGGAAATGTTCGTAACACAAAATCCATAATTATGCCCCCATATATTTATATGTGACATGAATAACCGACTTTGGTTGAGGAATTTGATGATCTGAAAAAGTAATGGTGCCAGTGGCGTAGTCTATGGTATAATCCAAATCCCGTTTCATTACCATCCCATCTTTTACTACTTCTTCACTATGTTTCAATGGCTTATTTGCTAATTTAAATACTTTATTAACTCCATCACAAACACCAATTGGAATCTCCTGACTAGATATTTTAGAACCAGAAAAGTCTGGCATGATTCCAATTTTCATTCTCCATTTAGGATAATCTGGATGCTGACGAACCATTGCCATATACAATCTCCCCTTATTTCGCCATAATTGCAAAATCATATACAGTTGGTCGTACTGTCCCAGAATACGTGCATTCCACTTTTACTTGAATAAATTTAGATGGGACTGGTAAATAAATTGGAGTGTCTACCGCTACTTTAACCCAGTTGTTTACTGTACTTGTACGGTAGTAAAAATTCACAAAGCTATTTTGACTAGGATAATCTTCAAAGTTAGCTAACAAGTAAATTTCATCTGTCACCACTGGCAACTCAAGAACTGGTGTAACCCATGAATCGGCATTAATCGTGAAAGTTAGTGGATTTAACTGCGCAGTACTGCTTGGATCACGATTCGATGTATCAATAAAAGGCTCTGCAAAATAATAATTGTAGGGAGATACGAGCAAAAGCATGTCGTATCTCTCCATTGTTGTTTTAAGCTTAATAGCTTCAGCAATATTCTTTTGCATGATATTTAAATGGAAATCATGCAATACTTGTCCATCTAAAAATGTGATACGTTTCATATAGTTTGGTGTTGCCATTTATGGTCCCTCCTTAGAAGGTTACGGACCAAGTTACCCGCATTCCTGTATTTTGATCTTTTGTAATTGGACCAATACCTGAAATATTAAACATTTTGCTTGTTGCTTTATCTTTGCCATCAAACATTGCTACTTGATAAATTTCATGAGTCGTTTTTTCGTATGTGTATTGCACTTCAATGACATCGCCGTTCGCAGCATTATTCACTGTAATTTGAGTTCCATCTGGAGAAAGTGTATAGCTTTCTGGATTTCCATTGCGTTTTACACTTGCAATAATAAATTTGCCGCTTGCATCTTTAGCTGCTGGATAAGTTAATGCAAAAGTAGTCATTCCGCCACTTACAGTAAATGTATCAGTTTTTGTTAATTTCACTGGACCTGGAACGCCTTTCGGAAAGTCAGCGATAAATTTAACTACTTTACCAGCATTTACACGATATTGAATCGTTAATTGCCCTGGAGTGTTTACAGGAACTCCTGTACTTGGAGTTGCACTGAATTGGATAATACCGGCATTTGGATTTAGCAACCAAACATCGCCTTTTCCTAATTTGAGACCACGATCTTGAATGACATAATTTGTTTTATTTCCGTTTATATCTTCATGAACAACACTTTCTAATGCTACAACTGGCGCTTGGGTTAATTGATAAGTGAGATGATTATTGTTAGCTTGTAACCGGAATTTCACTTCAAATTGATCTTCACTGTTTGGTGTGTTTGCAAATTCAATCGTAGCTGCATTTGCGTCTTTAATATTTACATCAGTGCCAACAACTAAATCTGTCGAAGTAGTTAAATTTTTCACAGAAACTAATGCTAATAATTTGTTTCCAGAGTTATCTAAATCATAAACTGTATCAACTGCTCCATCGCTATCGTTATCCGCAGCTGTGATCGTTACTGTTTTTTCAATAAATTCAATTGGCTTCGTTGGGAAAATATCGATTTCTGGTTTTCCGTCTGAAATTTCTGCTGGGAACATAATTGGTACTCTAGATCCATCAAATTCTTCTGGCATATCTGTTTTATTTTTATCAATATTCGAGAATGAAACTGGCATATAATCAGGATGTCCAGCAGGTTTGCCACCTAATGCCATAAAACCTAAACAATATTTACGATGATAATCATATGTGACTGTTACATTTACTTTTGTGTTTTCAAATTTTACTTCTCCTGTTTTATAATCAATCACATATGTTTTGTTTGCATCACTTGCCACATTGCCACGCTTCCAAGTTTCTGCTCCGACTTTTACAACTTCTGTTCCCTCAATAATTCGAACCATTGGATCTTTTACTTTACGATAAGTAACCGAAATAGGTTGTGTTGGAGCAACCGCAAATTCCAAAATCCCTTTTTCTGCGTCTTTCAAGAACACATCTTTGTTAATTTGCAACACATTCGCTCCTACTTTTACAGAAAGCAATGCTGTAATATTTTCTAAACCATCTAAAGTAATGATTGTATTTGTATTTGTCGAAGGAATATCTTTATCGTAAGTTCCTTTTACTTCAGGTTGAATGGAGAGACGGAAGGTATAAGTACCTTCCGAATTAACTGTTAAATCTGTATTACCTTTATCTGTTTGAGATATCCGAATCATTTTCGATGGATTAGCCATCATTTCAGCTACAATACTATTTGCATCTAATACAACAAGGTTTTTCTTTTCTTTTGTGTAAAACACACCATTTTCATCATACAATTCTACTTTTACATGACCTTTTGGATTCATCGCAGCTACATCTTGGATCATGTTACTTCACCCCTGACCTATAATTAAAATCCACCTTTAAATGGTTGTCCATTTTCATCCAATAAAGTAATTGTCCATGTTACACGAATACCTGTGGACACTTCTTTTCTTGTTTCTCCTACCCGAACCAATGAGAAGGCTTTTACTGGATATCCTGTGTAACCTGTTACCCCATCATCTACTCTTGGACCATCAAATAGTCCCATTTCACGAATCGTTACATTATAGCTAGGAATTCCTTCTTTGAATTCCGCAACAAACTGAACGGAGCCTTTATCCAATTCAAACCATGGATATCCATTTTCCGTTTTCGGTTTCAGAATCACTTGCCGTTTATAATTCGTAGGAAGTCCTGGTAATGCATCCGTTTTATAATAAACATCCAAACGTGTAATACTATTACCATTCAATGTTTTTGGATGAACAAGCAGTGTTTTGCGTTCAGCATCGCTTTCATCAATTAAGAAACTTGTTTCGCCAAAATCTGCGGCATCTTCAGCGAGTGTTAATTCAAATTTGTTTTGATCAAATAAGCGCACTTCCGAATCTTTAATTGGATTTTCAAGCTTATACTTTAATGCATTCTCTTTATATTTGTAATCAACTGTCACTACCGAATCACTTGCTGGAGCTACAGTAAATGTAATCGTTCCTGTTGAATGATTTACTGTATAATCAGCAGGCATACTCAATTCCATATCGTTCATTTTTACAGTGACAGAACCAGCAACTAGATCATTATGGGCTAAAGTAAACACTTTTTCGCTTCCATCCGGAATTAATGTTTCATTTACAGGAACATCAACTTTAACAGAAGTTAAAGAAGTGGCAATTTCATCTTCATGAAGTTCACCAGTAATTTCGTATGTGACAGACAATCCTGTTAATGCACGGTTGAAATAAACTTTACCTGTTAGTTCATCAACATAGAATTTTCCTTCTGTTACATCATTAAGATCTGTAACACGTTGCAACATATTTCCGTTGTATTCAACTGCAACACTATCTGCAATAACAGGATAATGTTTCAATTGAATCGTGTAAGGCGCAACTGTTGTCGTGTTATAAATTTCTGGTGTATCAAATTTTGTAATAAAAGCTGGGATTTCACTAATTAAACTATTCATGTCTTTACTAAATGCATCAAATCGAATGCCAGTTAAAACGATTTTTGGATTTGTGACACTCGGATCAGCACCAGAGAATTTTAACCGAACGGCAGTTTCTTTTGTTGAATCAACAGGAATTTCTACAGATCCTGGAACTTCAACTCCATCAGCTAATGAACTATCAAATGTTTCAATTGTTTGCTTCAATACTCCATCTACATATATTTCTAATTGTCCACCTTTATTATGTTTCATAAATTCGACGACAAAATGACTTATTTTTTCTGTAAATGTTACCTCATCATTTAACGTTGTTGTTTCTTTGCGAGTAGCATCTCCTGTAAATCCTGCTGAGAATGTTAAACGCTCATCATCTAAAGGAACAGCATAGTTTTTACCATCACCAATTCCAATAAATAAGTTTGTATATGTGCTGTAAACTTCAGATGTTAAAGGCGCTGTATTAGGACCAGGTGTAGTTGTAATACTAAATGCTTTCATTCCTGGCTCTTTTGAAGTTTCTTCTTTTACGTAAACTGTAATAGGATAATAGCTATAATCAATATCAAAATCTTCATCATTCACTGCTTTCCACAATTCATTTGGATGGTGAGGAACTACATTTCGTCCATCGACAACTTCAATAATTTTATCTAATGCAACATGATATACACCCGTAGACCCACCTTTAGGGATACGGTTTTTAAACAACATTCTATCTGGATCGCCGCTAAATGCACGCAACAGAATTTCTTCAGCACCATTTACAACAAGATTCGATTGATCCGCTAACACACCAATAACATTCCCATTTTCATCAATTGCCTCAATCTTAATATGACCAGTTGGTTTTAGTGAAAACTCATCAAACAAACCACCTTTTGAATCATTTTTTTGTTTTGCTTGTAGTGCTTCTAATTTGTTTAAAAGCATATTTTTCTTATTACCATCTGGAAGCAAAGAAATAAGTTTTTTCAACGTCTTTACATTCATATATGACACCCCTTTAATGATTTAATTTTATCCAGTTTGAATTCCACCTGTTTGTCCTTTTAGTGTATTAATTCCTAGAATGAATTGTCCTAATGGCCAATCTCCACCTATTTCACCTAAAATATAACGAACTACTTCTTTTCCACTCATGACGAATTCATCTGTTAATTCCTGATTAATTTCAATATCTTTTTTCTCAAGAAGTAATTCATTATAATTCGATTGAAGATTAGGACTCCAAACATTGGAGTACGATTCGATTGGATAACCTTTTAATGTTTCTCTTAAAGAAACAAACCATTTATCCAACTGACTTATTACATACTCATTCATTAAAATCTTTTGAATTAGTTGATGACGAAAACTTTCATGGTCTTCCTGAATAAATGCTTTTTCTTTTGCAACAAAAGAAATATCATCTTGATTTTCATTAATAACTTCTTGTTTATCTTCAACAAAATAAACTTCTTTCGAGCTTAAAGAAATATGATCTTGACTCTCAGAAATGTCTTGTTGTTTATCTTGAATGAAATATGCTTCTTGTGAATTTACAGAAAGAATATCTTGATTCTTAGCAACATCTTTTTTCTTATTTTGAATGGAATAGGATTCTTTAGAATTCAAAGAAACATGATACTGATTCTCTGAAAAGACTTTTTGTTGATCTTTAATGTAATACATTTCTTCCGATTTCAAAGAAATATGATCTAAATTTTGGGTGACAGCTTTTTGCTGGTCATATTCTATATGTTCTTCTGAATTTAAAGATACAAAATCATGATTTTCTGAATGAACTGTTTGATCATAAATCTGATGCATTTCTTCAGTAATTAAAGAAATCTTTGCTTGTTCCACTAACACTTCATCTTGTGAATCAAGATGAGACTTTTCTTTGACTATTAAAGACATGTTATATTGATGATCCATTTTATTCATCATTTCATTATTTAAAATTTTCTCTAAGATATCTACAATAACTCTTTCTTGATAAGATCGTGACGCAATTGTATGTTTTATGTCATTAAACTCCTCTACCTTTGCCATATACGCTTCCTTCAATGTTCTTTTTTCTTTCAATGAATGAATCTCGCTATAATCATCTATTTTGATATTTACTTTATAGGACCAAGCATTATTTAATAATGAATACTTCGTTTGAAAATTTTCTTTGATGTTTACCATCAATTCAATAAACTCAATTGGAGAATATTCAATAAACAAAGATAATTGCTTTTGATTTGCTGTTTGAATAATTTTTTCAATAAATTGAAGATGAAAATCCATTTCAGGGTCCACTAAATCCTTCGCCAAGGATTCAAGTACATCATAAGCCAATAATAATTTGTAAAGCTCTTCATCATTGATAGTGTCCACTTCAATAATATCACCTTGAGATTTGAACGCTGCATTATCAGACAACTCATGAGTTAATTCAGCAACTCTTTGATCCATTATCAATAACGGGACATACAACTCTTGAAACGCCAATCTCATAAACTGTTCAATTGTTTCTTTCGGGGTAGTTTTTAATTGCTCAAACACAATTGGTTCTGAAATTAATTCTACTGCATCATTCAAACTTGTGACAAAACGATCATGAGGTTCTATATCATACAATGAGCGTATTAATTCATTCTTGATATCAAATTCATACATGCTTTGAAGCAAAACTTGCATTTCTTCATCGTTTTTCAAAAATACTTCAATATCAACTTTCTTAATTAATTCATCGTATTTTTCTTCTAAATAACGTTCAATCAATAAAACCAAAAAGTCCAATTTCGTTTCTTGATATTTCTCTAACAGCTTGTATGTTTGCGCAATTTCAGCAAATTCTTTAGCAGACGCAAAAACATCTTCTTTAAAAGATGATGTAAAAATGGTTGAAAATACTTGCAATAATTCATTAATTTTCGTTTTTGTCTCATCATTTAAAGCAAGTGAAGTGATTGGAACTGGCTTTCCTGAATAAAATACTATATTAAATACATCTTCTAATGCGTAATCCAACAAATATGCTATGTCTTTGTCATTAATAGTTTGCAACACATCAATAATTTCATATAGCAACTCATAAAGAATGAGATCATTTTCATCGTCACGTATTTCAGAATATACCCAATCGCTTAAATAACCTTGAATAGAAACTCCACGAACTCGATATTGGTTATGAGATTGAGCCATTCCATAGTCAACATGATGTTGAGTTACCCAATGTGATTCTCGAACGCCATCCACTGGAATAGATAAATATGCTTTAATACGAAGTTTATCAGTCTCAGCGTTCCATTCATCTTCTGGAATATGAAGATTTATTGTTCGTCTTTCAATTGTAGATACTACTTTATAGTTATGGTTAATAGCATGCAAGCGCAAAGCAGTTTGTGTGTCACTTGGAAATATTATGCTTCGTAATAATCGATCTTCTCGTTTTTGTCGTTCAATTGGAAATGATTGATTAAGGAAGGGGACCACAACTTGCTTTGAGAAATTAGATTCAAGCATGTGTGTCACCTCTTCCTATTACTCTTCATCTGCTGCTTTTGATTTACGTTTACGAGAGGTCTTTTTCTCCCCTTGCTTATTTTCTTCTGTTTTTTCATCATCTTTTTCTGCTGTTTCTACTTCTTTTTCATTTTCAATTGCCATGGCTCCCATTTTTACTTCTTCTGCTTTATCGATGTTTTGTGTTACAACATCTGCACTTTTAGCTTGAATTTCATCTGCACGTTGCTTAGCCATTTGCAGGCCTTTCAAATCATATTTCGCTTTCCACGCATCAATAGCCGCTTGTGGTAATTTCCCTTCATATAACACAAGTACTGGACGTTGAGAGAATAATGCATGACAAATACCTGATAAATCTGTATTATCATCAAACTTAATTTTTTGAACCGGATTATCTAACGTAATGTACGTATTCGTTTTTGGATCAAAGTAACTCGTTTTACCTTGAGCTAAACCCACTTTGATTTCAGGCATATTATTTCTCCCCTCTCTTTCTTTATCAAAAAAGCGGGCGACCTTATTTTCGCCCGCCTATTTATTTTAATTAAGATACAATTTTAATTCTTTCAGGAGCAGGATAAGATTTTTCGAACGCAATATTGCGTGCTGTTGCAACAGCTTTACCTTCGTTTAGAATACCGATCAGTGTTGTTACTCCCGGAAGGCAACGGGGGATAGGTCATTTCTGCCTATCTCTGCATGTCGCCATGCAGCTCCGACTGTATCTTCATCCAATTTGCATTGGATGCTCGGCGTACAGTCTGTGAGGGGCTATATCTTTTGACTACGACGTGCCTTCTGGCGCTGATATTTCTTTCTCCATTGTTCTCTTAGCACTTCCTTTTTACAATCAGCGCACCATTTTTGACGATTGCTTATTCGAACAATTTCTTCTCCACATCTTTTACACTTTGCTAATCCTATTCCTGCTTTAATCTCAATTGCTTCCTCGAATTTTTCTTTTTTGCGATTTAAGTATATGGTTGCATCTTTGTACATGTATCTATAAAGTGCATGAGATTCTTTTCCTCCATAATGCAACTTATAAAATCCTGGAGTATCTTCATAAATTTTTGGTATTAATTCAATTTCATCTCTTAAAACTTGCCCCAGTTTTTCTAAAAATGGTTTGCATATAGATCCAAAAAAACTAGTTAGTTGTTTGCGATTATTTTTCTTATTATTAATTCTTACAGAACCATCTCCATCAAAGAATCCTCTAATAAAATCTTTTTCATATTCTTTAGGTATATTAGGCCAATTTAAACGCTTCGCTTTATTAGTATGGACTCCTAAATCTAAAAGCTGCTTAACTAATTTCTTGCTATTTATATATAATCCATACAATTTGCTTCCTTTATCATTACGTTCTCTTATTGGATGATTAGATCCCATTGCTTTTCTTATTTTTTGAATAGCCTCCAAATCAGCTAATTCAAAACGTATTTCATATTTCTTTTGTGGAATGTAATTAATGCAACCATCTGACATAATCCATCCTAGTATATAAGCACTTTCTTCTGTCCATGTTTTAAAAAAGTTTTCATTAACTTGGTATTTTTTATTCATTTTTCCAACACCTCTAATATCATTTAAGGCACATCGTATTTAATTGTCAAAAGATAAGCTTCCCTGCGGATTGTCCCCACCTGCAAGATTGCTCTTACAGGATGCCCGGGATGTCCCCGCATATAGCCGAGTGCACTTATGACATTACTGCCATAAGGGGCAATTCCGAATTAAGCAGCTACGCTTAATTCTTCATTACCATATCTCTCTTTTACTTTAATTGTTTGGATATCACGCATTGGATCATCGAATTGTTCCGTACTTAATGGCTCTTTTTCAAGTAAGATACCAATGTTATTACGGTCAACCACATACATATCAAATTTCTTAGTTACATAATTGAATGGAGCAAATGGCGTAAAGTTAATATTAATTGCAAACGGAATACGGCCTTGCACTTGATCTGGTTGAATTTTTAAGTTTGTGATTTGAGATCCGCCTAATGCTGCATGTGTTAAGCTGTTAATAATATCATTTTTGAAGAATACAGACCAAGTTAATGGATGCATAATAATGTCTGTTGGCGTGTAGCCATTGGCCATAACTGCGATAAACAAATCAATCAAGTCTTCAGTTGACAATGTGTTGTTATAGTTTCCTTCAATATCCATTCCAGTTGTACCAGCTTCCGGATATTTTTGACGAATATCGTTGTCAAATACGATGTGACCATGTTTAGAGAATTGGATAAAGATTTTTTCTTCTTTTAGACGAGCCATTGCTTCTCCAGCTTTACGAACAAGGATACCAATGACATCCCATTGAGAGTCATTGATCATTTCATCCGTTACACGGACCACCATACCAGACTTACCAACTTTCACTTCTTGAGTTCTGTGAAGTTGGAAGTCCACCGGTTCTTCGAGGTAGCTTTGAGATTCACCGATATCATGCGCACGCATAGCACCGATGGATGGGAATTCAATCGAACGACCCTCTGTTAAGCGCACTTTTTGAAGTAATTGCGTACCGATATATAAAGGCTCAGCTGCTTCACGCATCATGCCGGTAATTACACGAGGAATCAAAATCGATGCGTCTTGCGTGGTTAATGCCTCACGAACCGTAACTAATTCATTTTTCGGAATTTGAGTCCAGTCTTCAGAAAGATCTAACATGCGCTTCATGCGCTTTAACACGTTTAGTGATTCTTGTGAAAGTTGTAATTCTTCTAGATTGCCGAACATAATGTTGTCTCCCCTTTCATTACTTATGCAACAAGATTCTTACTGCACCTACTGAACCTTTCCAATCCCAACCAGTAGGTACACCAGGAATTTGACCAGTTGCTTTATAAGTTGCCGTGATTTCAACAGGTGATGTTCCGTCTGTATTGTCATAATCAATCACTACAAGACCAGATTCATGATGAACATAAATCGGATCAATTTTTGTTCCATTTGCAAAGATTTCTACACTACCTTCTACTGCTGGAGTGTGTTTCAAACGGAAATCATGACGACCTTTTTGACCAGGTTGCACATAACCAATCACTTCATTAGTGAATGGAACTTCAATATTCGAACCGTTCGTTAATCCCGGAATTCCTGTTGGGAAGTATTTATTTGTTTTTGTATCCCAGTTACGATATGTTTTCTCATATGGATAACCTGGGAATCCATCTTGTGCTCCAATATCTTCAGGACGGAAACCAGTTTGTTGTTTCCAATCATCTTCTGCCATATCTTGTTGTGACCAACCGACCCATTGCAACCAACCTTGCGGCGGCAGATTTGTTTCAATCGCCCATACTTGTCCAATCACTTGCTCTTGCAAGCGAGTATATTCTTTTTCCGCATCTGCTAATTCTTGTAGTGCTTCTTTCAATTCATCCAATGAAGAAGCATTTGCTGCTTTTTGTTTTGCCGCTTCAATATCTTCACGCACTTTTTCAAAATCTGCTTTAATCAAACGTCCTGTTTCATCAGACATTACATAGTCACCAGGTTTTACTGGACGTGATGGATCTACATCATAAAAAGAACCCCATTCAATTTCATAAGCATCTTCTTTTCTAGGAATGTAAGGCAATTCAATATAGATTTCGTTTTCAATCGTTGGTTGGAATCCATTGAATCCATCGATAATTTCTTCATAAAGGTTTGCATAAGCTACACCAATTGCACGGTTTGCTTTACGAATGTATGGATTTCCTTCTTTGTCCACATCCTGTACATCTACGCCACCATTTGCAAGTGTTAATACAGGACGATACACATTACCATCAAAGTCTTTAATAGTGCCGTTTTTAAAAATACCACCATCATCTGTTGCAGGAGCAACTGCACGACCTTTCGGGATTACAACCCAACCATCACCACCGAAATGATAACGGAATAGGCGTTTCAAACGTGGATCAATCAAAAACTTTTCACCAGGCGAATCATGTGTACCAGCTTGTAATTTTGTGTTCGTGCGAAAATATTGATCTTTCGTGCTTGGAATTGGACCTGCAATACCTTTAAACAATGCCATCGTGTTTCACTCCTTTATCGTCTTTTCTTCGGACTAAACATGCTTATCATTGTTTCTACAGCTTCTTTTGCAGTCATTTTTTCTTCTTGGAAAGATTCATTAGTTTGACTATCTTCTGGGGCATAACCAGGATTTTTCACACTACCCGGTTCTGGCCGCATTTGTTTTGCTTCAGCCAACAAATCATTGTAAGTATCCGTTAAAGATTCTTTTGTTCTTGCCACATGAGCCTCAATCGCTTCTTCACGAGTAACTCCAATAACATCAGATTTACGCAAAGATAATTTTAGATCTACAACCTTTTCTGCTAATGCCCGATGTGCCTCAGAAACTAAACGAGCATTCTCAGAAACTAATGTGTTATTTTCAGATTCTAATTCAGAAACACGAGATTCTAATTTAACTTTTTCCATTACTAATTTAGTAATGGTTGCTTGCATTTCAGAAACTTTACTCTCTAATTCACTAATACGCTTGTTAGCTTCCTCTAAATCTGCAACACCAGAAACTGTTTTGTTCTCTTGTACTGGAGTTGGTGAATTTTCTGGAGCATTATTGGAATTATCTTGCACACCTTGTTGATTTTCTTGAACTGGTGCTTCTTGATTTGGAATTTGTTCTGGATTATTAGCATTTACGCTTTCTGTCGTTTTATTTTCTTTACCATCCATCCGTTTGCCACTCTCCTCTTTCACATTGCTCATTGCATCCAATAACTTTTTCACATCTTCATTTAAATGTTCATATAAGTTTACTTCTGGATTTTGTGCATTCTGATATAAACCCTCAGCCATCTGATACACTTGAACATGTGCAAATTCTTGTGTATCTCCATCATCCGTCACAATTTCTACTGTTCTGTTTCCTGCATTCTCATCAGCAGGAGTATTTACATAACTTACTTCACGACCATAAGTAGTTCCAATAATAAAGTGACAAGTTTGATCTTCATATTTTTCTCCTGGCCAGTGATCACACCATTCTTGTGTGCGATCCGTTCCACAAATGTTGCATATTACTTTGTCTGTGGAAGCACCAATCGAAACCGTTTGATAGCGGCCATCTAATACTTTTTCAATAGCATCCGGATCTGTAATTTCACAAGTGAAAATCAATCCTGGTTTACCTGACAATGTTTTTTCAGAGTACTCTGCTTTCAAAATACGACCAATTGGCTCTCCATTATATTCATTATGATGTGTTAAAACCGGCTTATTATATGGATGTGTCCAAGAGGATAAGCCCGCTTTTAATCCTTCTTCTGTGTAGTAAGTATAGTTTTTAGTGCGGCCAACATGGATGGCTTCCATTGTGACAATCAATTTGCGTTTTTTGCCTTTGGCAGATTCGTTTAATATTTTGACATTCTCTTGACTAATCTTTGCAACCGTATTTACTCGTTCTTCAATTGCATCTTTAGGAATCAGTTTCTTGGCCAAATGCTCTTTAAGCGTGTATTTCATCTCACATTTCACCTCCTTCTAAAACTGCTTTTAACTCACATTCACAATTTGGATGCCATGGAGGTATCTTATAAAACACGGAAACTTCATCTAAATCAGAAAGCTGTTTCAATTCCATCAACCCTTTTGCTTTTTCCTTGCAACTCGAACATTCTTCCCCTGTATATACGACCTTTGCTTTATTTACTCCATAATTCATAATGGACAACGCATATCCGTAATTGTAACTGCGAGCTACTAATACCTTGGCAATCGTTCGAATTTTAAACCGCATCGACTCAAAAACGCCTTTAATAATCAGCGTAGCTTCACTTAAATTCTCAGCGCCTTCTAACCTTTCTTCGAGCAATGAGATAATCTGCTTCTTTAAATTACTCAGTGATTCTTGTGTATACATATGAATTGTTTGCAAAGCTAACGAATGTTTAAACGATGGCTCGTTCTTTCTATCCAGCTCATCTTTTGCATTAGCAACTCCTTGCTTAAAAACGACTTCTGCATATTTCCTAATTGCGCTTTCCATTTGCTTAGCACCAAAATGCAATGAACCAAATAAGCCTTTCGTATCTTTTAACGGGTAAGTCATTTTACTTTGTTGTTGCTTAAAATAATCTATTGTATCTTGCTCTATGTCGAGATACATTTCTTCTAGTTTCTGAATGAGATGTTGATATTCTTCATCTGAAACATGATCCATTACATTTTCTTGAATCTTTTTATCATCACTTGATTTGTTTTCTTTGATCACTTGAGTAGGAGTTTCTTTATCATAAAAATATTTTTGATGAATCTCTTGAACACGTTCAGTAGCTCGCTTTGGTCCTATTCGCTTACCATTTTGATTTTCTGGCTGATTTTTATTATCAGCTTCTTTTGATGTGGCAGCACCAATCATATTGAAATGCAATCTTGATTCATCTGCTACTGGATCCATACCCATGTTGATTCTAGTTTCTTCCCATGTTTGAATATTGTTATTGAATTTAAAGACTTCGTGAGTTTCTTTAGCAATTTTGCGTTCAAGCTCTATTTCATTAAAGACAAAGTTTACATCAAATTCCGGATTCACAACCGGGTCAAATCCACCTTCAACAAGAAGTTCATCAATAATGTACTTGTCAATTTGCATCATAATTGTCTGTTGAAGTCCTTTTACCCGGTCCGCTTTAATACCAGTCATTGCATCTGCAGTAGATCGATTGGCTGTATCTCCACGTCCAAAATCTACTTGCGATAAACCTAATCCTGAAAAGACACGGTTCTCAAAATACTCTAAATAAGGCTTTCCATCGATTGGGTTAATGTCAACCGCTTCTACGTCATGTCGTTCAGGTAATACAATTGCACCATCTGTCGGCATATCTTCAATAATTGCTCGCAATTCTTCCAGTTCTTCATCCGTTGCTTCCCATCCTGGTTCGGCTAAACCAACTTTATACTTCAAAAGCGGAAAGATGTGTCGATATAGCAATAAAGCCGCATTCTCTTCTACTTTTCGTAAAAGCCGAACATCTTCTAATACAGGAGCTAACCAAGGATCGCCAAACGCCTTTCCTGGAGGAACATTGACTTTGATATGAATAATATCTTCTGGCCTAAATTCAATTGGTTTGCTTGCTCCTTGCACTTCCTGTCTATACTTAACGATATTTCCGTTTTGATCCCTTGCTATTTGCATGGTTTGAGGAGGTAAACGAAAATATCCGGCAACAGGATCTTTTGCAGGAGGAACAGCCATCACTGATATGCCAGGTGGCAATCCTTGTCCATTTTTTGCTCTCGCTTTTACGATAAAGCAATTAGAATATCGAACAATATCTCTCGCAATACCTTGAAATAATTCTTCTGTCGGGATTCCTGTAGCAATTGCCATCATATCAAGCCGCAATTTGATGTATTGCAACGCTTGATCATTTTTGCTTTGCAAAGACCAACCGGACTTAAAAATCAGTTCTTCATATTTCATTACGCTTTGCATTAAATATGAATCCCGTTTAATGGCTTGGTCGATGATATTGAAATCCACTTCCGGAGTTTCAAAGTTATCTCGACCACCGCCGCCAGAAGCATTCGTCAACTGATAACCAACACGTTTAACTTGTATTGCTTTCGGGTCCCTAGAAAAGGATCCTACTTTTCCGCCACTTCTACCGCCAGAGGGTGCATTCTTGACTCTCAAATTTTTTATCACTTGAAATAACCATTTGGCCAAGAATGTCTCCCCCTTTCTTATCTAAATCCGATGAAACACATTACAAATAGATTCATTCATATTATACATGATGATGAGCAAATATTACGAAGTCGCTCCTTCTTCATAGCCGTTTGCCTTTACATATTCTTCAATCCATTCATTTGTTATCTCACTCGTTTCTTGCAAATCCTCAATTATTCTCAAAAATAATCGAATTTGCTCCTTTTTTTGAAGATAGGCAATTTGTTCATAGTAGAAAACTGCTTCTTTTCTATAAAATTTCAATAAATCCATCATGCTATCTTCATATTGTTCTTTGCTTCGCTTTATAGCGTTCACCATCAAACTTGCAAAAATGTCTAATGTTCTACTTGCAGATTCTACTTGATCATATAGCCATGTACGTATAGGATCCGTTGCATTGCGAGTAATGCGCTGGAATAAATAGTGTTTCTCTGATAAAAATGTCTCTTTTATATCATCAATAAATGCGTATTTCCCTTTTAATGACTGAAGCTTTTCTTTATACTGACGGAACAATAAAAGCAAATGAATTTTTGCGGCAGATAAATCAGGGAGCATAGATAATTGTTTTAGGAAATAGCGCATATCTCCATCAATCAAAGAAGTAGAATGTTCTACAAGAATTTTTGCTTGTTGTACTACTTCTGAAAACATCAGATACCGATTTTGATGAATAAAAGAAACATCAGCTAATGTCGTATGCAGTCTTTCATATACACGCTTTTCTTCTTCTAGCCTGTTAATTTCCGTCTCTGCTGCTTCATCGATTTCATCTGAAAGCTCTAAATAAATTGCCGCTATCTCATTTTCTTTCTTTTCCCATTCTGAAATTGAATCTAGCTCTGCTTGTTCAATCTCATCGATATTCGTTTTATCGGTTAATTGTGTGCGAAAATATTGATCTAAAAATGTTATTCGAACAGAAATAGATTTCCCCATACGAAACAACATTCCATACAATTCAAAATCACCTGAATCTGTATGGCCACTATGCTGATTTTCTATTTCTAACAATTCATAAATGTTTTTAGAAGATGTTTGAAGAGCTTGGACAAATTCCTTAAATGCTAAATCATTCAAATTGCGTTCTTCTATTTTGGATAATAATGACTGTATTTCATCATATAATTCTTGGTAATTCATTAATGCTTTAGAAAGACGAAATTCTCTAGAACGCTCAATCATATTTAGTGTGTCAGGCAGTATCTGATATTCTGATGTTTTTTCCGGAAACTCAATATTAACTTCTGGATCAATTAATTCTCGTTCATAAGGCGTATCAATGCCTTTATCTCCAAAAAATTCATCCTTCATTTGCATTTCATCCATGTATCATCACTCCATTGATAATATGTATCACAATACACATATATTATAACAGAAATAGCGCAGCATAAGCTGCGCTTCATAAGAGGAAAGAGATGAAAGATGAGCCAAACCAATAAAGGAGATAGGGGATTTGATTTTTTGCCTTCCACCCACATGGAACATAATTCAAAACGCAATAATGCGGACCAGTAATTCAAAACATGTGGGGACAACGCATTACTTCAGGTATTCCCAAAATTTTTATTTATCTGCTAATTTTTTAATCATCCAGTCTTCAGCTAAAATATCTTCAACAGCAAATTCAAGATAAGATATTGTTTTTCCTTCATAAATCATGGCAAATCGATATTGTTTTTCTTTTGAATTCTCATCTACTACTAACTTATAACTATATCCACCAAGTTCTTTATATTCATCATCCATTTTACTTGCTCGAATTAATTCATGACCTTCTTTAAATAGTATAATTGCAACACCAAAATCAAATTGAACTTGTTATTCAAACATTTCTTCTACTGTTAATCCATATAATCCATTCTCTAACATTTTCTTTTCACATTCTTGACACAAATGAAATTCCATCAAGCTCAACTCCTTTTAAAATTTTGATCTAGAGAAAGACGACATTTTTGTGCTTCCTCTTCTTCCCCATGCATTATTTTTTCTTTTACTATATCCTAGCGGAACTTTCACCCAATGCCAACGTGGATTGTCTCTTGGCTCACGTTCTCTTTGAGGTCTTACAGGTCTATAAATGTCACGTTCTCCACCAAACACTTTTTCCTTTAGATTTTCTTCTGTTTTCGGCTTAAATGGAATCACTTTTCTTGCAATATGAACTTCTTCTAAGATTTTTGTGATATTCGGAAATTCAAGAGTAAACCCTAAAATCGTTAACATAAAAGCATCTAAAGCATGTTCGTTTTCTGATGTATATTTCGGTCTTCCATTTTGTGTTACACGAATCACTTGATAATTCATCATTTGTTTCCAGATCATATCATCAAATGGAGACAATACAATTTGTCCACGTTCTAATAAAATTGATGTTTGATTGACCATAAAGTTTTTCGCATCTTTTTTATCAATTTCACGAGTTGCTGGATCACGAATTTCAATGCTTTGAGAGAATTGAATACGTTTGACTTTATGTTTCAATCCACTCTCTGGATGCTCAAGTCCATATTTGTGCAACGTTTCAATTTGATATTCCAGTTGTGTTATCGCATGGCTTTTTATCCATGCTTCTACAGGTTTCCCTGCAGCTCGGCGTACATTTTCACCCACCGACCTTTACGGTTTGGGTGGGGCGGCCTCTTGGAAGGGTTATATTCTCTCTAATTGGAGAGGTTCACCTTTTGGTCGAGCAGTTCTACGGATTTCTTTTGGTATTTTAAATCAATTTTATATCTCATACACGGAACTTCATTTACATAAGGTGCAACTATCTTTAAAAACTTAATTGAATTAGGGGTATTCATCCAAAGTTTATATTTATCTCTTGTTTTATGCAATCTGGTTTCAATACCCCAAGTTTCTTTAAAATATTCTACAATATTTAATTGACTTTCATAGTCAAAACCTTGAATATGAAGAGTGACATTTCTACTTTTGATTGAACCATTGGGGTTTTTTCTATAAGAAAGGCTTCCATCATCCATGTACCAAACAGCCAATCCAATAGGTGTTAATTGATTTAATATAGATTTTGTAACTTTTTTAGTTCCATCAATATACATTTCTTTGTAAATTTGCGTACATAAAGGATGTGTTCCTAAAGTCGCATAATACATTAAATACTCCTTTCCTACGTTTCCTTTGTGGATAGCCTTTCCTGCCAATCTTGATTTTTTGGTGCCCACCCAATAGTTCTTAGTAAGATTTTGTTTCAGAATTTCCATTTTCCATATGAGATAATCGTACTGCTCAGGGTTATGAGTACACACAATATTGTAATGTACAGCATTCTTGCCACGCTTTAAATATCCATCACCTAAAACCATTCCGATTAAAAATGATTTTTTGTCTATAGTAGATAATTTCATTTCTATATCATCCTTTCCTTTGCCTTTAAAAAGCAAATCTAATAATGCTCGACCAATTCTACGCTCTGCCCCTGACTGAGTTTTTAGGCTCAGCCTTCGGTTCGGGTAGCCATATCCAATAAGGACTTAGGCTTCCCCGCTTAATTCCGCCCTCATAATCTAATGTGTTTCCACATTAGACGGCAATTTGCTTACCATGCCCAGCATCAACATAAATAAACTTAGGATCATAAATCTCATTTAACTCGATAATCTTTCTGACTGCATTATCATACGTGAATTCACTACGAGGAATTTCTACACGGTTGGCCACTCTAAACTTTTTCAATAACTCATCAAATTCTGTGATAACAATTTGAGTTGCGTTGCTGAATTTGTCCCAATCCACTCCTATTATACGTATAGCTGGTGGTGCCGGATTTTTTCGTGTATATGGGCCAAAATACACAATCTTATCCATATCATAACCTTGTTTCTTATACATCTCTATTTCATATGCGTTTAATTCACGATAAGTATATAAGTATTGAGATTTTGCTCGTTCAACTGCTTGCTTATTAAACACACCGATTGTTTCTTCACCGAATTCTGCTAATACTTCATGAATAAAACCTTGTTCTGTCATTGTTGCACGAAGCTCTGCTTCCATTTTTTCATCCCAATCCGGATTCACCATAGATGGGAAGTGATATGCTTTATAACCAGTATCAGGATTCGTGCAAATTTCATAGAAAAAGTCACGTTTACCAGTTGGAGTGGAAGAACACCAAATACCAATACGTTTCGGATCTTCTAATGCAATAGCAGTAATAGCGTCAATGCCAGCACGGGACATGTAATCACATTCCGTTGCCTTGCGTGGCTCGCTACGCCACTCTCCCCTTTCGAGGAGGACGAGACTATCTCATCATCTCTCCATTTCTGGAGGATGTCGGGCGCTTCGAGATGCCAATCGCTTGCATCCCTACTCCCACAAGGGGATAGTCTTTGCACCTTCCCAACATGCGTGTCTCACGACATGACATGTGGGCTTGGCTCAGGGTTAGCATAGACAAAATGTCCTTAGCCTTCCCTGAATTCACCCGATTTGCTACACATGATTACTCATGTGAGGGACAATTGTTATTTCATCAAGGCCATCGATTTAATAAATCTTGATTTTGTTGAAGCATCTTAGAAATATCATCATCAACATTTGGAATATTTTTCATAGCCCTTGTCATTCGCTGGTTATGTTGTTGTAATTGATGTAATGCTTCATATTGTTTCTGTACATAACTAGTTGCATTATGAATTGGATTAAATGCTTGATTTGAACGCAATCTTCTTAGAAAACCAAACATATTGACCACTTCCTTTTTTATCTTGATGAAATAACAATGTTATCCAAAAAAATCCAATCTGCTCTTTGCCCCCGTACTGACGCTCCAGCTTGTCCATCATTAGCTCCAGCAGTGAATCCCATAATTCGAGAGCCATTATGAAATTCAATAATAAACGGGTTTTTCGTTCGAGATTTCAATCCTTCTGTTAATTCATCACAATCATCAATAAACTCATTCAATCTCATAAAAATTAATCGAACTTGGTGCTCATAAGGTGCAGTAACTAATAAACGAGCATTTTTGTGATGAAACGCATACCATAGACAAAACACACAAAGCGTCTCTGTTTTTCCAACACGTCTACCCATGCGAATGGCTAAACGCCGCTCACCTTTCATAATATCGTCAATAATCATCTTTTGATACCAACGTGCTTTCCATGGCCGACCTTTTGGATCTTTTAACTTCCAATACGCCCATTTTACCGGATCGGATCGTATCTCTAATTCTAATTGTTCTAAGTCATCTTCTCGTACACTAGCAAGATTCACCAAATCACCTCCTTCATATCACTGAACATTAATCGTTTGCCGCATCAATTGCTGCCCCTAACAATCCTCCAGCAAGAATTGCTCCACCATAAGCTAATCCTTTTCCTTTCCACCCTCTAAACATTTTTGCGTATCTTCTTTGTGCTGGGCCTAATTCTACTTTCGGAGTTTCTGGTTGATGCACTGACACTAATGCTGTAGTAGGGGTTCCATTAATACTTCCTGGAGGAGCCGGTAAAGCTAATCTCGGTTTCAGTCTTGACTCAACAAAAGCATCACGAGCTTTATTGTATTCTCTTTTTGCTGACGCATTCATGATACCTTGTGTAATCCCCATACCTGCCGCTCCTGCTAATGCTCCATATATAATGCCATTACCTATGCCATCATCTACTCGAAAATAAGGCTCATTGGATTGTAACATATTACTTCACTCCCTATTTCCATCATAATAATGATCAATCAATGCGCCAGCGGCGACTCCTAATAATGCAGCTCCACCTAATAATCCTGCTTTTCCTTTCCAACTGCTTAAATGCTTTGCATAGAACGAATTTTTCATGGCTGTTTCTACATAACTAGGATCTGTATACTTGCCATACTTTGTTTGAAGCTGATCAAATTTTTTGTTCAATCTATTAATTACTCTTTCATGACGTTTATCAATGGAATTTAATTGATTTTGCAAATGTCTTCTTTGATTCTCATTCATTTGGGTAATAATTGCATTTTTCAAACGTGTTAATCTTCCATCATTAGGAGTAGAAATAGGATTTTGCAATGAGTTCATTCGATTTACAAGATCATCAACTTGTTGATTAAAATATTGATTTGTGTCAGAAACTTTTTGTCGAATTGCTTGTTGTCGTTCTTCCAGTTCGTTTCTCATTCTTTCTGCTCTTTGGGGGATCCCTTTCATCATTGCATATGAAATCCCCATTGTTGCTCCTCCAGCCGCAATTCCAATGCCAGCTCCCCATAATGCGCCATTTAACATCCCTTCATCAACACGCTGATATGGTTCATTCGCATATAAATAAGCCATGTATTTCACCTGCCTTAATACACTCGCTGTGCATTTCTTGCATGATTAGCCATACTTGCCGCTAATTGAGAACGAGCACTAACAATTTGATTAATTCCATGATTCATCATCATTTGCTGTGCTTGTGTAGATTGAAAATTACCGCCAAATTGTGATCGTTGCTGATTTAAGGCAGCTCGTTTTTGATCAATCCAATTTGCGATCATAGGAACTGCTTGAGCGGCTGTAAACCCAAGACTTAATCCAACTGCTCCTACCATTCCGCCTGGAACCATTGCCCATAATGCATTAGTAAATAATGCTTTGCCAACTGCAACTGGAACAGATTCTCCTTCTTTAATACGCATATAAGAATCTAATCCAACTGCGGCATATCCTAACGGTCCATTTAATCGTTGAATCAATCCCCTACTATTCGTTGGTTCTTTTGCTGTTGCCATGCTCATCACCCGCCATGTCGTAATTTATGCAAAGCAAATACTAAATCACCACTAACTTCTATTCCTGGGCCGACATTTCCACCATATGCAGTGTATCCTTGCATATCTCCTCTAGTGCCTGGCAATGATTCCACATCTTGTTCTTTCGCTATTTCTCCCAATATATTCAGTGGAGTTTGGTAAATCTGATATCCACCATAACTCAATAAACCAATAGCAGCTGCTCCACCTGCAACCGCTTTGGTTTTGCCGCCAGCTTCATAACCTGTCCACAAATTATCAATGGATCGACGACCGGTATATCTAAACCATGTGTCGTTCCAATCCATCTCCTTTTTTAACCCTTTTAAAAAACGTCTTACTTTATACATCATAAATCCCCCTATCTCTAAATAAGCGGAATTCCTACAATATCGCTTTCTCCAGTTTTATTCCGATACATCGATCCACCACTCAATGCACGATATGCCCCATCAATTCCAACATAAGCAGTTCCACCAATAATTCCGATCCGTTTCCAATCTAATGTGCCTGGACCGAATCCGCCTTGTTGCTTAAATGCTTGAATATCTCCTACCTGATCAAATGCTCTTCGTGCTTTTTCTGTTCGAATCGCATAACTCAATGGCACTTCATTATACCAAGTTCTTTTTAAATCTCGGCCGATTTCCTTATATGTTTGTTTAATGGCATTCCATCCATTGATGGCCAAATTACTTCTCATCATGATGGATTCGCCCCCTTTTATTCTTCTTCTGAATAATCGATTGGTTCTACTTCAATCGTATCTTTTGTTACTGTTTCCTTCATCATAGATGAGGATCGATCCAGGTATTTCTGTTTTCTTTCTTCTTCTGTTGCTTCAATTTCTTTCATATCTTGAAGTACTTTTAGCATTTCTGCCGCTCGTTCGGACGGATCGTGAGTTACCGTTAATTTCATACCCTCTTTATCTTTTCGTGTCGAATTCAATAATTGGAATGTTTTATTTTTTCTTGCTATGAGTTTTTCTTTATATTCTGTCAATGGGTGTAACTCTTGTTTCGTGATTCGTTCTCCTTCTTCTGTCATTCCAACAGTATTATGAATAATATAGTCAGCATCCCATGCCATTTTGTTGTCACAACGAAGTAGTGCAATATCAGCATCTACTAGATCTTTAATCATCATCAAATCTACCGTATCAGAAGGTTTTGGATTGTCTGGATCAATTCCAAAATGTTCACAATAACGATGGAACAAATCTTCTAATGCCGCAATTTCAATCGGACATTTTTCTCCATAAGGAGCTTTATCCATTTCCACTAATGGACATGAATGTGCATAAGGACATCCTTGACCTTTACAAATAATCGGCACAGATGCATATAATCCATGTTTTGTTTTTCTTAATCTACGTGCTATTTCAATTGCTTCTACAGCTTTAGGATTTCGTGTCCAAGCAGAATGATCCCATTTCTTTGCTGCTTCTGAAACTGCAGCTAATCCAGCTTCCGTTTTTGGACCACGTTTTCCCATTTATTTTCCCTCCTTATAAAAAAATAAAGGATACTGTTCTGTCTCCCTGACCTTTACCAATGTTCCAGTCGGTGCTATTTGGATCGACAGTATCCCCTATCCATCATTGTACTGTTTTTTGTCAAATGTATAAAATTGTCTCAGATAACTTCATGTAATATAAAAAAAGCAGAGCCTTGATCATCGGCTCTGCACTTGTTCTTTTTTCGCTTTTTCTACCATTTCCTTTTCTTTTCTTTCTATTTTGATGGCCTTTTCCAATAGTCTGCGAATTTCATAAGGCCAATCGCTTTGCTTAATGTCAGAAAAATACTCTCTTAACAAATCATCGTCTTTTCGTATTCTTGCCACTAACACCATTTTGGAGTCTCCCAATTAGACCATCTCCTCATTCTCTTCTCGATGAAAAACAGGGGCAACGTATTGTTTATATACATCATCTGTTCCATATTGATCTACTAAGCTAATAGCCCCATACATGTAGAATCCAATAACATTGGAGAATTGAAGAGCTTCTAGCACTTTAAATCCTTGGCGTTTATTTTGTTCAAACTCTTCTGCTAAATATTCTGCAAATACATGAGATCCTCCACCAGTTACTAAAATGACATCTAAACGACTTGTTTCTGTTGACCAAGTCGTTAATACTTCTTTCGCAATTTTTTGAGCCACTTCTTTTGCTGTTTCTTGTACTTGTTCAGTGCAATCAAACTCTACGCCATTATATCGAATGATACCAGTGCGAATTGCTTCATCCAGCTCTTTATCCGTTGCTTTAAATCCTGGAAGACCATATTCATTTGCAAACATGATCATTAATTTTCTGCGGAGCTTTTCATATACCAAGCTAACAGCATCTGCTGATCCGTACAATAATACATCCTCAATAATAACTCCTTCTCGGAACAACGCATAGTCTGTTGTATAGTGTCCAATATCAATCACACCAATATAATCACGGGCATTTTCACTAACCGCTAAGAAATGTTCCGGATCAAACACAAATTGATTGTATGTAACTGCTCCTTCTGGTTGACGAATGATTGTTACACTTAATGCATTGATTTTCTTTTTCAAGGAACGTTGATTACCTAAATGGAATTCCACTTCAAATGGCTGTTCTAAAAATTTCTGCAAGTTTTCTTTAAAGAATAAATCATAGTCTTCATTCGGAAGCCCTGTCACAATATGCACGTCATATTCTCCTTCTTCATCTGGAACAGCCAAAGCAACACCTGTATGGAATAGCACGCGGCTTAATGGATCACTTGCACGATCTCTTACTTTAGTGCGTGGAGATTCATTATTTGTCGGCATATTGAGTGCATGCTCTCCAACAAACCAAGTACCATCTTGTGTAGTAACAATCAACCGCTTTGTATTAATTTCTGCATCTGAATATAAATTACTAGAGCTTGCATATCCCCTCAATCCTGCGCTGGGAATCACGTTCCACTCTGGCTTTGCATTGGAGATATACTTCAACATTCCAAATCCAACATCAATTGCAACTAAATAGGGCATTTTCACTTCTTTCTCTTTTTTTACTACTCCAGTTCTGCTTGTTTTCGCTGACGCTTTCGGCATGAATACTCCCTCTCCTTCTTGTTAAATATGTTTAATTTGTTAACATAGAAAATCTACTATCATATTACTATATTCTTTTCCGTTTAGCAAGATTTTCTTTTTTATTTTTTAATTTTATTAAAAAATATTTTCTCCTTTGTTTCGACAAAACACAAAAGAAAAACAGCTAGGCATCAAAACCTAGCTGTCAGTCAAGGGTTAGACGATGGCTCACCTTTTTAGAGAGACAGAAGTATCCACACCCATGCGCCAGATTACTAATATTTATTATTAACACTATGAAAGGGTGATATCTTTGCCTGCACTTAATACTTGTCGTACAAGAATTCAATGAAATTCTTGCACGACACCAAATATTCATTTGAGACGAAAGAGGTGAACCTAATCTATACCGAAAGGAGGTGCATCGCTGCTAGCTGGTTTAGCATTTCATGGCTCCGCAGGCAAGACTCGAACCTACGACATCAACTTGGAAGGCTGAGGTTTTACCACTAAACTACACCCGCAAATATAGAATATAATGAAAAGGATGACTAGTGGGAATCGAACTCATGCATGACAGAGCCACAATCTGGTGCGCTAACCACTTCGCCATAGTCGCCTCGTTCTGGTGCCGGCTGCAGGACTTGAACCCGCAACCTACTGATTACAAATCAGTTGCTCTGCCAATTGAGCTAAGCCGGCATAATATAAAGCGATATGAAACTGTATATGGCGGAGGAGGAGGGATTCGAACCCCCGCACGCCTTTCGACGCCTCTCGGTTTTCAAGACCGCCCCCTTCAACCACTTGGGTACTCCTCCAAAAAAAGCAACAATAATAATGGTGGACCTTGTAGGACTCGAACCTACGACCGGACGGTTATGAGCCGTCTGCTCTAACCAGCTGAGCTAAAGGTCCCTTGAAAGTGGTCGGGAAGACAGGATTTGAACCTGCGACCCCATGATCCCAAATCATGTGCTCTGCCAAGCTGAGCTACTTCCCGATCATGGCGCACCCAAGAGAATTCGAATCCCTAACCTTCTGATCCGTAATCAGATGCTCTATCCAATTGAGCTACGGGCGCATATAAAGTGCCGAGGGCCGGACTCGAACCGGCACGGTAGTCACCTACCGCAGGATTTTAAGTCCTGTGCGTCTGCCAATTCCGCCACCCCGGCATGGCATATTGGAGCGGAAGACGGGACTCGAACCCGTGTTACCGCCGTGAAAGGGAAGTGTCTCAACCACTTGACCAACGGGCCATGCTGATGGATCATGGCGGAGAGCAAGGGATTCGAACCCTTGAGACACTATTCACGCCCACACGATTTCCAATCGTGCTCCTTCGACCACTCGAACAGTTCTCCGTAAATGGCTCCGCAGGTAGGATTCGAACCTACGACCACTCGGTTAACAGCCGAGCGCTCTACCACTGAGCTACTGCGGAATGTTGATATGAGGTTAAATGGAGAGGAGCCAGATTATTTAACCTCATATCAATAAATGGTTGTTGTGTTAAGGAGGTGGTGAAACTATGGATAAAGACACCATAGTTGTAAATTCTCTGAACTCGAAGCACAATTTAGGAGACCATCACAAACACCTGATGGAAGGAGGCCGTTGGTTCTTTCTGATTATTATTATACATATTTTGTATCACATTGCAATACTTTTTACTTATTTTTTTAATTTTTTAGTTCCTCAATTCTATCTCATAATATATTCTTATTTTCTTTTCTGCTTCTTCATACCATTTTTTAAAATATGTCGATTCCGGCTTACAAATAGATCCTACTGCAATCTCTTGCCTACAAAAAGGAGCCAAAATGTAACGAATATTGGATAATTCATTATCATACAATTCTGGTTCATCATAATACACTGCACAAGGATCAAATCGCATTCCTCGTCTAATTCTTCTCGGATGTATAAAATGAAACACGCGCCCAAATAATCGTAATGCAACCCAATGTTCTTCTTCTTTCACATAATTAATTTGAATCGAACTATCCAACATACTCAAAAAATGTAATAACAAATCTCTTGGTATATGACTTATTATAATTGCATTCAAATCATTTTGAAGAATCGCTCTTAATAAGAGATTATGTGTTTTCCCTACTTGTCTTCCCCCTATGCATAGAACACTAGAAGCTTGGGATTCATGAAATTCTTTCCATTTATCCGAAATCGAACGATATTCTGGCCGCAAATAATTCAATATTCTTTGTCTTTCTACATGAGGTAAAACATTTTGGACATAATACTCAATTAACTCCATCCTTCCCTCTCCTCTATCTGTCATATCTCCTGATTTTCGTTGAGTATTCACATTGCCATATCGGACCTAAACATGGATTGATAATCTCTATTTCTGCTTGATCAGGAAGCACAGTCAATGGAGTATTTTTCCATTGCTCTAAAAATTCGTTTATTACTTTTTCGTCACAATCTTTTACTTTCAACACATACATTCCTTGTAATTTTTTATCTAAATAAGCTTGAATCAATTCCATTAACGATCACTCTCATTCATCATATTTTCAATATGCCTCTACTAATTCCACTTCTATATCACCACTCTACTTTTTGCTTACAAATACGACACACTCCGGTTTCTACGTCCACTGCTCTTACACGCCATGGAGTATACGAATGAGTGCATTTTTTCTTCAATTCTCGAATCTCTTTTTGCTTCTCTACTAATGCTTTTTCAATCTCTTTTAACTCTTTATATTTTTGCTCCAATAGCTGCGACAACTCATTGGCAAACATCGTTTGTTTTTCCATCATCCAATCCCCCGTTTTGTATTGTGTTACACGACTTTATTATAGCATATCAAACCTGGGGAAACGCCCTATATAGGGGAAAATTTTATAAAAAATTTGCGAGGGGTAGTACCTTTTATGAGGACTTTTGGTGGCGGCGTTCGGCGCCCCACCCCCTGCCACAACAAAACCAAAAGGAGGAATTGTCATGAGCAACAACATCGTGCTGGAAACAAAACAAAACAAGGAAGGAGTGTTCGAAGTAATCAAAGACTCATCCATCATCCAAAAGGCCAAAGAAGCATGGGCCAAAATCAAAGAATTCATCGTAGAAGCTGTCAACAAAGTAAAAGCCAAAATGGAAGACATCAAATCGAATTTCGAAGACATTAAATCGAATCCGATTTATCAAGGAATCAAAGATGGCGCAAAATCTTTCTTCAAAAACACTGCAATTGGTACTGCTGTTGTCACTGCTTGGGGTGTTGTCATGCCTGGATTTATTTCTGCTACTATTGCTGCGGCATTGACGATCAGTGCGGTAAAAGAAATCAAAGCTGTCATCAAAGCAGAAATCGAAAATAAACACTACGAATTCAATGCTGTCAATTTCATTTCTGAAACTTTCATTGCATGGTGCTATGCCATTGTTGGTGTTCAAACGGTTATCTTCACGATTCCGTTGCTTTTCAAACTAGCTATGAACATTTGGGCATATAGCCTTGTCTTCCTCTTGGCATAAGAGGAACCGGTGAGCTATGGATGGTGGAGCATGATGACGATGTGATGAAGCCATCGATGAGCAAGCCCTTGCCATAGGTGGACAGACTACACAACCTACTATGGCAAGTATGCAGGGTTGGGTAGTCGTGTGCTTTGGATGGTCATAAGAAGCACACGTAAGCATGACCCGTATTGGCTTCACCTATGTGCCACTTGTACGTCAACAGGTAGCAAGCAATGCCGTTTAGTCTCGTAAACATAGGTCTTCCATGCTTCAAAAGAGATGCCACTCAGCATGGTCGTACAAGACGTACCAGGATTCGCAGCTCCCTTTGTCCATGGAGGGATTAAACAAACATGGACAACATAAAAGACCTGATATACACCAAAACTCCCCCTTTTCTCCCCTAATACCCCTCTTATCCCCCTATATACTCCAAAACTGAATATGGGTTGCCTGCCATATTAGGGTTTTGGTGTATAAGATGAAAGTCTTTTATGCCAATGTAATGCGTTACATTTTTATTCTGCTTTTTAGGAGGTGATTGATGGATTAGGATCGATAGCTTGGTTGATCCAATCTTTCAGTGCGGCTTTTCTCACTTCCCCTGCACCGTTATGGTTGGAGGCACGCAAGGTTGGTGTAGGGGGCGGGGTGGGGTCATATCACAACAAGGAGGTGAACACGATGTCTGTTAAACACATTGTTACTAATGGCGAGTATTTGGGTTATTGCGAGGAAAAGGGATATGTATATTCTATATTCTGCGGCTACGATGATCGTGGCCGTAAAATTTATCGCATCTATGCTGTTAAAAATGGACAAGAACAACTTCTCATTGAATTTACGGGGGTGAAATAATGAGAATTGATTTGTATGGCAAATCCCCTATTGGAAAAGCATTCGAGGATGGTATGGGGTATTTGCTGAAATGTTTGTATGGCAAAGAATATACTAGAGCCAATGAAAGTCAGGACCAAAAAGAAGGTACTGACTTTTTTATTTGTGGCATTCGTGTGGATGTCACGATGAAGCCTGTTAAAAACAAAGTCAAATATCTTGACTCCTTTGTCATTCCGGGTTGCACGATTCATGTGCAGCTCCGGTATGGCAATAGGAGACTTGATTTTAAGGAACCAGTTCTAGTCATGTATTTTGAATCATTTATTGGCCCTGATCCTTATGACTTAGTGGATCTGATCGAAGCCGAATGCGACAAAGAGTTCTTCGATCAGATCCTTGCCCTCTACCGCAAGCATGTGTAAGCATGCTTGTGGTTTTATTATACAGAATCAAAAAGCAAAAGAAAAGGAGGTTAATTTATATGCTTACGTTAAGAGAACTGCTAGAACAAGAAGCTCCACTTCAAAACTATATTTTCCCTGAAGACTTTTGTGAAGAATGGCTGAATATGAATATCGCAGAATTTGGTATTGAAGATACCGTTGATTGTGGTATTGTTTACGTTCGGTCTTTCTTTGGGACTAAAAAGTTCATTTACCAAAACTAATTAGTGTATTCAATGCGGATAGAGTTGGCTTGTGCTCTGGTCATTGTTGTTACCGGCGGACCGAAACAAGCGGAGGGTTGGGTGGGATGATTTATGGCTCTAACAATAAGATGAACAAATAAGGGGGTATTTGTGTGGGCAATATTGCAATGAACAACAACAATGAGAAAGGAGCTGATGTAAAAATGACTCGTCAACAAAAACGTGCTATGGAGAGAGAATTCATCAAAACGATGGGCCAATTTATCAAAGCATTAAACAGCTTTGATCCAGTTCTAGCGGAGGAAACTCTCCGCATTGTGAAGAAAGGCCGTTCTGCTCGTAATGCTTTACGCATCGTGAAAGAACGCAATGGCAAGCTTTCTGTTGTTGTGGATAGCTTTTTAAATCAATATTATGTGCCAAGAAAATTCCGTCCTGCTAAAAAGGCACAAGTAGTTGTACGCAAAGTAGATGCACGCAAATTGACATTTGAAGATGGAAAGTTCATTGCAACTGAAAATTTCAAAGACATGACTGATTATTCGGTTGGATCTGGTTATATGCGTACATCTGTGTCTGACTTATTAGAAGAAACAGGTTTGGAAACTTATTCTGTAGAAGGTTTATCACTGAATGTTTCTACTAAAATTATGGTGGTAGACTTACCAGAAAACAATGAAGAAAACGAAGAATTTCTCAAACAACTCTTTGAGAAAGGTCTTTACATCAAAGAAAATGGTGTAGAAAAACACTTTGTTTATGCATTACGTTCTAATGCTCAAGCTCGTACTTTGAAAGCTATGTTTATTTTGAATGATGGCCGTTATACGATTGCTTCTTTCTTGAGAAAACTTGGTGTAGAACCAATCGTATATGCTAAATTGAAAGATGGCGTATATGTGCTTGACGTAACTAAACCAGACAAACGTAAAGGTTTGTCTGCAACCAACACATTCCCTCTCTTTAGCTTCTTATTCGGAAACAAAATTCGTAAAGAAGCTAATGGAGACATGATTGTTTATGGTCGTACACCATTTAAACTCCGTGTGGTAGATGACGTATATGCTTATGTTAAAGATGGCAAATTTGTTGCTGTAGACAAAGAAAACAAGAAATTAGTTGAATTAGACGCTTCTAAGCATCCACAAAAATTGATCGTGGGTGACGGTACTTGCTTCGTATCACCAAGAGTGGCACATATTATTGATCAAGAAACCGGTAAATTCGGTGCTACTTTCCAACATCGTACTGGAAACATCATCAAAGGTATGTTTGTTGCAGTGCCAGACTTGCATAAATACTATGAAGAAGATTTCATAGTATTCAAGTCTTCTATCAAAGGTAATCTTGAAGAGTTCTTGAAAGCTGGCCATTCACTAGAAATCCGGGTTGCTCGTATTAATCCAGTTGCTAAAACAATGAAACAATACACAATGTTCCCTTATCAATTCATACACATTCTCAACTTGTCTGCGGAAGATCTGTGGAACATTGTTAAGAAACATTTAGACTTAGTTAAACAAATGCTTCATGATGCAGATCTTATTAAGAAATATATTGGTATGGCTAACATCGATGATGATATTGCCGATATGGATGAAACAGAAACACAAGAATATCTTGATAAAGCACTCACAACGACTCTTACAAAAGCATTGTTCTATTCCAAAGGCATTGCTTACAATGATGCCTATATCAAAGGACTTGCATTCCGTTTCATCAGCATTATGATTCGCCGCTGGATGACTGGTCAAATTCCAGTGGAAGGTCACTATAAATATTTAATCCAAGATCCGAAAGCAATCTTGGAAGCATTGAGAGCAAATCAACGTGATGAAGATGGGGACATTATTGTTCCTGAACACGTTGGTTTGCGTCCAGGTCAAGTAGTTGTAGCGGTACACAATGAAGAATTTAACCATGAAGTATGCTACGAAGGCAAAGTAGCATTACTTCGCAATCCGGCTGTTACTCAAGGTGAAGCGGCTGCCGTAGAAGCTGTACATGATGATTATTATGCGGCCGCTTTGAAAGAAGGATTCTATTCTAACGTAGTCATTGTCAGCTGCCATGACTTTACATTAGTGCGTCAAGGTGGAGCTGACACTGATGGCGATACTTCATTCGTAGTATTTGAACCGATCATTGTTGAATCGGTTCATAACATGGACAAACCAGCTATTTTAGACCGCTACTTCACTGTTGATGAGAACAGCAAGTATGTATTCGAAGATGGTTGTCCATGGCCAGGTGCTGGCGGTGATGAGTTTGTCATCAAATTTAAACCGGAAGAATACAATGATGAACTCATCGAACGCATTCATGAAATAGAGAAAAAGTGGGTGATTCGCACCCTGCAACAAAACAAAATCGGTTATTTAACGGATGCAGCTACTGTGCTTGCTGACAAGAAACGTCAGCTGGTATATTGCATCCGTAAAGGCATGGATGTAGATGGTTCTCCATTACATCCAGAAAAACGCAAATTCTATTATCATCTTGCACAAGATTTCCAAGCTAAAATCGATTGGATTCGTTATGCTCAAGGATGGGAAATCGACCGTGCAAAACACGGTGGTGCTTATGAATCCCATCTTGCTGATCAATTAGCATTCGTGTTAGACAAAACTCGCTTGCCTGAATTCTGCTCTTATCTAGCTAATAAGAAAACTGGTCGTCGTGAATGGAAACGTCCTTTATGGTTCCGTGTAATGCGTAAAGCTCAAACCATAGAAGAAATGGAAGCTATGTATGAAGAACACAAACATAAGCTTCCTAAAGTCTTGTCCGTATTGGATCAACATTTCGTCAATATGATGGAATGGTGGTCCACATTTAAAGCTGAATTTAAACAAATTCAAAAAGAAATCGAAAAATATAATCTAGTTGCTTTCTTATCACCACTTGGCCGCTTTGTTCAACCAGAAGTAGTTGAAGAATTAACATCCGTCTTGAAACCAATCATGACGGATTACAACATCAAAAAGAAAGAAATCTTAGACTCTTACAAACAACAAAAAGAAGATTTACTGAAAGCAGAGCTTCCACATGATGTATTTGAGCAACGCATGGAAGCTATTGAGAAAGCAAGAAAACAACAATTCGATGCATTAGAGGAAGAAGCACTTCATGCAGTGAAATCCTCTGATGTCATCGAAAAATATGATGATATTACAATCGGGTATGTTGCTTATCTAGTAACATACTCCGCTAATCGTACAAGCAAACCTTCACTTTCTTTTGCATGGAAAGTGATGGGTGACTTTGTACTCAAAGCTATTCAAAAAGCAGTAGATTTAGAAGCTTCTACTACTGCTAATGATAAACCAACCGTGCTTGCAGAGAAATTTGTTATGCAAGCATATGTAGCACCACATCTAACAAAAGAACAAGTGGCTCAAATGATCGCAGCCACTAAGAAACATGGTGTGGTGATTACACGCCGTAGAAATGACAAAGGCGTATACAACTATTATGTATGCGTCTTTAATCCAACTACCGGTAAATATGATCCAGTAGCAGTATTATTCCAAAACATTGTAGAGAATTTCTTCTTAGGTTCGACAATAGCAAAAGTGAGCCTGGATGCTGTCTACACTTCCGGCCGTTATGTAGTCAACATCGCAGGCTCTCGCATTGTAAAATGGTGAAAGCTTTTCCTCCACTTGAGCTTTCACCTATAATTATATTTATTTGTTGCATATATGTCCATATGTGATGTCTATTTTGAGGGAGTGTGATCCATAATGATCATGCTCCCGACTAAGTAGGCATCAAAGCCTTCGGCTATCCCATTTGTGTTGTTCATCCACCATTGTTATGCTTCCCCTATTCTCCGTGTATGCCACTCCCCTATTCCACCTTCGGTGGATGTCACTGATGATTCATCATCCCTAATCAGTGATCTATAAGTGACGTCCATGTGCATGCTTGATCTGCTTATGCTCACCCCCTATACATGTATATGGTCTATTCGTTCGCTTTGTTTATTCAGCATCCTTTTTGCTTACACAATAATGGTTTATCACCCATGATGCGATGTTGCTGTTCTTTGCACATGGACGTGATTAGCTATTCCACATGTTTTGACGGAAACTATGCAAAACACATATGTGTGGTTCAACCGCCGGCGGTGGGCGGGGTAGGACCTTTTCTCACACATGCATAGCCTATATCGCACAGCTTATATATCAAAGCCTATATCACATGCATAGCCTATATCGTATGCCTCTTAGC